ATTTCAATTGCATGACACTAATGCCTGAAGAAAATGACATCAATAAACTTCTGGAGAGTAAGTTCTACTGTCCTAGAAAGTTTACAGAAGAGATTGAAAAAATTCATTCTGACAATGCCGGTATGACATACATTGATTCTATTGTTTTCTTCTGTGAGAAGAATAGTATTGATGTTGAGTCTGTTCCCAAACTTATCTCAAAACCTCTGAAGGAAAAGATTAAATGTGAGGCTATTGAACTGAACTTTTTGAAGAGAACATCTCATGCAAAACTTCCTATATGATTCCAAAATTGAAAGCATTTGACGTTTATAAGTCCTATCTGGGATTAAAAAATCATTTTACTAAAAAGACTTATGATTATCACAAATATTGTGGTAAGTCAAGAGCATCTTTACAATCCTTTTACAAACGTCGTGACAGATTTTTCTTTGAGAAATTGTCTAGACAGAAGGATGATAGTGAGGTTGTAGAATACTTCGTTGCAAACTTTGTCTCCTGTGATGACCCTCAGGCTCTCTGGATTGGTCAGATTATGAAGGAAGGAGAAGAGAATTACTCTGACTGGAAGAGAAAGAATCAATCAATGTCTTATGTCTTCAAGAATGAAGTCAGTGATTTATTTGATATGAAAAAGTTTGATGATGTGTTCTTCATTGATGGAACTAGACATCCTCTTATTGTAAAGGAACACCTCGCAAATAAAGTTTCACTAGAGACACTGATCATTCTGGATAGGATTCTAGGATTCAAAAAGAACTTTGATAAGAAACTGAAAGATCCTGTTTGGGAATTTCTGTCAATGAGGATTGACAAATATAGTCCCTTCATACATACTGATATATTCTCATACAAACGTATTTTAAAACAGGTAATAGGAGTCTAATGAGTAGTTTCTTTGATTCAGAATTAGTTCAAAAGGAGATGGGGAATATTACTAAACTTCAAGAAGAAGTTTATAAAAAGGTCTTTGAATTTCCTACAATGACCAAGCAAGATAAACTTGATCATGTTGAAAAACTAAGTAATCTTTTAGAGAAACAACAGATTCTTTACACACGTTTGAAATTATCTGATGATCCAGAGGCAAAGAAAATGAGAGAAGAGATTATCAATAATGCTAAGGAGTTAGGTTTCTCACAGGATGTGGATATTAGTTACGTCTTCTCAAACATAACCAAGGTTCTTGGTCAAATGAAAACTGCCATCCTTGACAACCCCTGACCAAAGGGTTATGACCTGGAATGTCATTAAACTTATCCAGGGGTACGAGAGACGGTAAGAGACATAGTAGGTAAGTCTGGGGAGACATAACTCTATAAGTCTTACCTTCTCTCTTAACCTTTTGACTTTTTTTGAAAAATAATCTATAATAAATAGTGTGAGTCTCCCCGACTTTGCAACCTATTATAGAGTTATCTTATGAATTATCAGAAAATTTATGCTGTCCACCCTGACGGAAAAGTAATCAGGGAGGATGGAAAAGAGATGAGACAATATGAAAGAGATGGATACAAGTCCGTCTGTCTGAAGTGTACCGATCAAAAGTTTCGTTTCTTCTATATTCACAGATTGGTATGTCATGAATGGGTCTCCAACCCTTCTAACTTACCTATTGTACTTCACTTAGACGACGACCCTTCCAACAACCACTGGACCAACCTCCAATGGGGAACACAGAAGGATAATATTCGAGACATGATGAATAAGGGTCGAAGAGGAAACCCCCGAAGGATTAAACATTATAAACTCGTATCACCCGAAGGAGTGCTGTACGAAATAACCAACATGAGAGAGTTTTGTAAGGACAAAGACCTTGATCCTGGGGCAATGACAAAAATGCATGCTGGAATAAAAGGAAGAGCAACACATAAAGGTTGGACTAAATACCAGGGACAGTTGGGAAACTGACCGTCACATAGACACTACCCTTTTATTCTGTTATAATAAAGGGGTGGGTTTCTCGGACAACCGAGAGACACACACTATACATACACACATTTCTAATACGGAAAATACGAACATGAACTTCAGCAATCTTAAAAAGAACTCCTCTCTGGGGAACCTAACACAAAAACTTATCCAACAAGTCGAAAAGGATAACAAGGGTTCAGGTGGAGGACCAGACGAAAGACTCTGGAAACCTGTAATGGATAAGTCCGGTAATGGTTATGCCGTTATTCGTTTCCTGCCTGCTCCCAATGGAGAAGATCTTCCTTGGGTAAAAACATTCTCCCATGCTTTCCAGGGCCCTGGTGGATGGTACATTGAAAATTCTCTGACCACTATTGGTCAACAGGATCCTATCGGTGAACTAAACCGTGAACTGTGGAACACTGGTAATGAGAGTGATAAAGATACTGTTCGTAAGCAAAAGCGTAAACTGTCTTACTATGCAAACATCTATGTCGTAAAAGATCCTGCCAATCCTCAAAACGAGGGTGGAGTATTCCTTTACAAGTTTGGTAAGAAGATCTTTGACAAGATCATGGATGCAATGCAACCTGAGTATGAGGATGAGACTCCTATCAATCCCTTTGACTTCTGGCAAGGTGCCAACTTCAAACTGAAACTGGCAAAAGTTGCTGGTTATTGGAACTATGATAAGTCTGAGTTCGCTGCAACATCTGCTCTTCTGGATGATGATGATGCCTTGGAAGCAATCTGGAATAAGGAGTATTCTCTCCAAGAACTGGTTGCTCCCGATAAGTTCAAGTCTTATGATGAACTGAAGAAGCGTCTTGATTATGTTCTTGGTAACAAGAAAGCAAAGGCCGTTGAAGCAGAAGAGACTGAGTATGATAGTTATTCTTCTACTGAACAAAGTCGTGTCAGTGAAGAAGATGCTTTGAAGAAACTGGAACAACAAATCATCCAGTCCAACTCTGCACCTCAGACTTCAACTAATGATGATGAGGATGATGCCATGTCATATTTCTCAAAATTGGCTGATATGTGATACCAAAATCGGCAATTAAATCCAAAAAAGGGCCTTTAATTTTTCCCAGGAAAAATTGGGCCCTTTACTTTTTTTTATTGGAACAATCTAATGTTCTCTCCCCTTACCAGTCTCTTATTAACGTATTGACTACTACCTTTTTTGTAAATCATTGACCCCCTAAGGTCATTTTCAATAATATTGACATATTCCTCTTTTAGAAGAAAAATGTTTCTCTTTTCATCGTCTCTTTTTACTTCATAATCATGATTTGTAAATTCTTGAGTAATACCAGTCTTTGTCAATTCAGTTCCTAACTTGGTATCATAATAGGTAATACTGAAGTCTTTATCAACTTCAAGACCTTTTGGAACTACAACAAACCCAGATTGGTCTTTTACTTCAATAGTCTCATAATGATGAATTGCGAAGAGATTTTGTTGTGTGACGTATTTTGTATCTAAGTAGTTTTCAAATGACTTTTGAGATAGTGGCCATTCGTCTTGAAAGTGAATTACATTGTTACAAAGAAGAACTAACCAATCATAGTATTGAGAACCATAATATTTGTATGCAACATTATCTGGTCTATCATCACCAACTATAGAGTATTTCGTAAAATATGATAAATCTGTAAATATGTCTTCGCGAAGAACACCTCTCTTGAAGAGGTTTTTGGTTTGAATATATGCAGATATAGTCTTATTATCTCTGAGCCTATTGACATACTCAAAGTTAGGAACATATCTAAAGTATGGTGTTGACATTTTTAGTAACCTGTTGGGTGGTTGTCATTCTTATAATCAATATCGTAAATTGGTTCAAGTTCACTGAAATTTAGAGTAAGTGTAGTTTGAACCATAGAACCACCACCAGCATATGTCATATATGTACCATTTGGTGTATAATTCACACTAACGTTAGTAAGAGCACAAGGTTTAATTTTATTTAAGTATGGATGAGTGTTACCGTCGGCGGTATCACTACCATCTCCATTATATATGTACTCTAACTGAAATATTTTTGGTGTTCTGAGGAAGATATTTCCAGTTTTTTCAATAACTGGGGCAGAGAACTTTTTGAATGTTTTAATAATTTCTCTAACCTGTTCTGCCTCTTTTTCAAATCTTGGTGCAAAATTAAATTGGAACGCAAATGATCTTAATTTTGGACCACTAAAGAGAAGTTCCATATTTGGGTTGATTGTGAGACCACTTTGTCTTGTGGCAAAAGATGTGTTTCCAATAACATATCCTGCAAGAAGTGCTGCAACACCATCTTTCTCTTTTTTTGCCTCATTAAGAAATCCTTTGGCACTGTTAAGAGTATCTCCTAGAATTTCTGTTGCTTTGCCCAATTTATCATCAAAATTAGCTTCAGAAACACCCTTCAGTAAATCACCAACACTAGCTGCCATTGCTAACTCAATTGCATTTGCATTACTTTCTCCCCAATTTATACCATTTTGTGTTCCTAAACCGTTGGTCATTGGAAGAATAATCGTTCCAAGACTTCCTTTTGTTTCTTTGTATCTACCTACTGCAGCACTATTATTATTACCAGCACTCATAGAACTCACCCAGTCTTGGATGCTTATTTTAATGTAATCATAGGTAATACCAGTAATATCTTCGACAACTTCTAAGTTGACAAGAGGGTACTTTAAAACACCTACGCTTTCAAATTTAGGTTTTGATGTTGATTCGGTTTTTTTGGAGATATCTTTTGAATCTTCTTCTATTACTGAAGTATTATCTGTAGATATTGGTTGATCGGCTACCGGTGAAGAGGATGGTGGTGCATCTTCTTGTCTTTCTGTTTGATCGTCTTCTACCGTGACTGGTGGTGTTACTGGTTCTGTAGTTACTTTACCGGTAGTAGGACTGACTGTCTGTCTAGTTTTTGGATCAGTAATACCCGGTGTCTTTTGATCAAAAAATCTTTGACTTGCAACCACATAGTCTCTATTGCTAGGAAAATTTTCGGGATTCTTTAATACTGCAGCCCTATCATTATTAAAAACTTTATAACCTTCTAAAAAGAATGCTTTCTGAACTTCTTTAACAGAACTCCGAGTATTATTTCTTCTATTATATACATCTGTAAAACTCTGAGGATTATTTAATTTCCAATCACTACCCTTTCCTTCACTTGATGCAATTAGTACATCTACACCAAAAAGTCCAGAACCAATTGCAAAAACTTCTATTTCTCCAGTTTCGGTATTTACCTCTTGTTTAGTCTGAATCTTATTCCAGGTTCTATATTGGGGAATTATTGCCATTAACTGTGGTTCATCCAGTTTAGTTATTTATCCTAAATTTTTGATAAGGTATAGACCTCATATCTTGTAATTCATTTGGATACACGACAAGTAGGTCATTATTTGCGACTTCTTGCCAGGTATAGTTTCTAAAATCTCCCCAATGGTAGTTAATACCTTTAAATCCCCACTTATAAACACCGACACATGCAATTAAAGGAAACTCATCATATTTAATTCTTGGTGTTTTTGGTTGATATATGAATGTGTAGTATTTACCAACTTCTGGAACCAAATCTTTGGTTGTCAATATTTGCATTATTTCCAAAAACATATCATCTGGACCACCAGAAGTTCTGATCTTATCGACGAGGTTTTCTACTCTTTGTGTGTCGCTTGCCAGATAATCTTCTTGTTCCATTAGTTTTAATGCCCAACTCTATTTCCGTAATGATCTTAAATTCACAACCATTATCTAACGCAAATTCACGAGCCGCATTCCACTTTGCTTCATTGACAGCATAAGTGATACTCTCCATAATAAAAGATTTTGTCTCCCTTTGAGGTTTTGAAGGAGGTACACATTGTTTTGCAGGTTTCACCTCTACTATGTATTTTTTCGTCTTACCATCTCTGGTTTCTACTTCTACTAAACCATCAGGATAATATCTATGAACTCTATTATCCTTTGGTGAAACATAAGGAATACTAAACTCTTCTGATGCCCACTTTTTAACACTCTCTCTTCTATCACACCATCGAAAAAATTCTAATTCCCAACTACTTCTGTAAATTATATTATTGATATCACCCATATACTTTTTAGGGTTTTGGGGATGAAATCTCCCTTGATGAAATTTACTCATCCCTTATACATAGTATATAATAGTCAAGTGTATTTATAGATGGCTGGTGCATTACCTAATGGTATAAGAACGTCAGACCTAAAGAGTAGGATAATGCATCTTGCTCAAACTTCTGTATATCAAATTAAGATGAGTCCTACACCAGAGGTGATAGCACTCATGAACACAAGAGGTTTTAATTTTAATTTAGACTCACCGAATATTGAACTCCTATGTAATTCTGTAAGTCTTCCAGGTACAAGTCTTCAAACGGCAGAAGTAACTAATAATTATGCTGGTGTAACAGAAAAGATGGCAAATCGTCGTTCTTTTGATACCACCATGACGATGACATTTTATGTTGATAGAAACTATAAAGTGATTGATTTCTTTGAAAGTTGGATGGACTGGATTTCTAATCAAACAGACACCAGTGCATATAAGAATGTTACCGCATCTTATAGAATGAATTATCCAGCCACATATAGAGGACAGGTATTTATTAGTAAGTTTGAAAAAGAAGGTTATGGGACTGCAAATAGTTATACCTTAGTTGGTGCATATCCTATATCAATTAACTCCACACCTCTTTCATATTCTGCCAGTCAAATTATGGAATATACCGTGAACTTCACATTCTTGAGATACACTAGAGATAAACTAAGGTGGAGGCAGAGTTCAAATTCATTATTGAACAATGCTAGTAGAGTAACCTCAGAAGTTCTTGCGGCATTTAATAGTAATACAAATCTTACCGGATTTTTGAGAGATGATGTGGGGGATGAAGGGAATACAAGACCTGGAACTGCCAACTAAATACTAATAACTGATTTCTTTATTAAGTCATTATGCCTTTACCAAAAATTGCAACTCCAACTTATGAGTTGACTTTACCCTCTACTAAAAAGAAAATTAAATATAGACCATTTCTTGTTAAAGAAGAGAAACTTCTGGTTCTTGCTCTTGAAAGTGATGACACAAAACAAATCACTAATGCAATCAGGGCAGTTCTAAAGAGTTGTATTGAAACCAGAGGTGTGAAGGTAGAAACCCTTCCTACATTTGATATTGAATATCTTTTCTTAAATATTAGAGGTAAGTCTGTTGGTGAAGAAGTTGAAGTAAATATTCTTGCTCCTGACGATGGTGTGACTGAAATTCCTATTACTATCTTATTGGACGAAATTGAAGTAAAGGAAGGTGAGGGTCATGACAAGAAAATTAAACTTGATGATAGTTTAATGATGGAAATGAAATATCCGTCACTAGATGAATTTATTAAAAATAATTTTGATGTTAAGGGTGAGGTTGACGTTAATAAATCATTTGAATTGATTGCAGGTTGTATTGATAAAATCTTTAGTGAAGAAGAAGTTTGGTCTACTGCAGATTGTTCAAAAAAGGAAGTTATTGACTTTTTGGAACAAATGAATTCTGTTCAATTTAAACAAATTGAAAAGTTTTTTGAGACTATGCCAAAACTTTCTTATGAAGTTGAGGTTACTAATCCCAAGACTGATGTAAAAAGTACTGTCGTCTTGGAGGGCTTATCCAGTTTTTTCGCATAGGTATGATCCACATGGATCTTGAGAACTACTTCAGGTTAAATTTTGCCCTGATGCAGTATCATAAATATTCATTAACGGAGATTGAAAACATGATGCCGTGGGAGAGAGACATTTACGTAGCCCTCTTACAGCAACACTTAGAGGAAGAAGAAGAAAAAGCAAAGGCACAACAAAATGGCTAGAGATCCTCAAAAACTAAGAAAAGCTTATGAATATAAGTTAGGGAAGGATCTTGCCGATAAGTTAAGTGATGCTCATATTGCATCACTATCAAATTACTATAATCGTGCTTCAAACGAAGAACAGAGTAAGATTGATAGTGAACTTATAAAGGGAATGGGAGACTTTCTGAATAGTGCCAGAGACCTGGCGAAGGAAGGTTTTGTTCGTGACCCAAAACTTCCTATTCAGAAGTATCAACCAGAGGATTTGAGTGAAGTTAAGGCAAAGGAAGATGCCTTTCAGAAGTATCAACCAGAAGATAAAGCCAAAGACGATTTTGTAGAGAGTGTAGATAAGAAACTGGATGAAAAGCTGAGTGAGACTTCTGACTCTATTATGAGTGAGATTGATAAACTCATTGCAGAGTATCAGAAAAAGGTAGATGATTATAAAAAACCAAAAGAGGAAGAGGAAAAAGTTCCTGAGGGTCTTGATTCTCTTCTAAAAGATATTAGAAGTGAAGTTGGTGGTGACACTCCTAAGAAGGGCGGTGCTCTTGCAGTTATACCTAAACCAGACAACGCTAAAGAAAAGAAACTTTTAGGTGATGAAGATATTAATCCAGAAATACTTAAAATTCTTGGTATTGATGACGTTATAGACCTAGATTATGGTGAGTATCATACTCTCTTAAGAGAGTCTATGGTAAAAAATAAGGATAAATTTTCAGCCGAGCAACAGGCTCTATTTGCCGAGGAGAGGAGTAGGGTTCGTGGAAAAACAGGTTCATTTAAAGTTAAGTCTAAAAAAATTAATGCACAATCTTTTGTAGCAAAAACAAAACCAAGTTCTTATGTTAAAAAAGTAACACCATTATTACCATCAGTAACACCACAAGAAACTGAACAACCTATTCAACCCGAGAGACAGGGGATGGATAAAACTCTTGCATTGATTGCAAGTAAGTTGAATAGTGTTGATAAGAATGTTCAACAAACTACTAGGAATCTTCAGGATAAAGATGCTGCTGAAAATAAACAGAAAAACCAGGATAGACTTACTGCAGAAAATACAGCTGCTCAAAGAAAGGAAGAGAGAATAGAGAGAGCGGCGGTTCTGGGTGGGGTAGTTGCAGGTGTGAAGAAAACTGTTAAACCATTAACTGATATGATGGGTGGTTTATTTGATTTCTTCAAGAGACTTGGATTTGCTATGTTTATTATGGAATTGTTGAAATTCCTTCAAGATCCTGCAAAATATATTAATGGTATTACCAAATGGATAAATCTACAGATTGCCAAATTGGAAATGAAGATAGAAAATTTTGTTGTTGATCAGATTATCAAACCTACGAATGATATGATAAGAGGTCTTAACACAAAACTAAAAGAGTTTGTGGATGGTATTAATCCGTTCATAGAAGAGTTCAAAAAACTTCCTGGTATGGGAAATATTCCTAATTTACCAACACCACAAATACCAATAATTGAAGAATCCATTATCAGAGATAAAGTATTCTTAGGAAGACTTCCAGAGGTAGATGATGATTTTATGAAATTTGATAAGGCACCACCTGCACCAGAACTTCCTGCACCAGGTACAACACAACCTGGAGGTGGGACTAGGGTGCAACCTCAAGAGACTTTAATGGGACAACAACCTTCTCAATCAGGAAATGGTTTAACCCCACAACAACCTTCTCAATCAGGAAATGGTTTAACCCCACAACAAAAAGCCTTTGCTGAGACTGTTAGTTATGCAGAAGGAACATCTGGTAGTGCTGGTTATAACACCTGGTTTGGCGGTCGCACTGATTTGGATCTAAGTAAACTGACGATCAATCAGGTTGTAGAGGAACAGAAGAAACGTATGAGGGAGAAAGATCCATCAGCACAATTTATAAATGGTGCAGGTCAACCTGATGCCAGTTATGCTGTTGGTAAATATCAGATGACACATCCAGAAACTTATGCCAAAGCCGCAGGCCTTAATCCGGCAGTAGATAAATTTACCCCAGAAAATCAGGATAAACTATTCTTATATGGTTACATAATGAAACAAGCCGGTGTGACAGAGGCTGAAATCAATGCTCCTGAAATGTCGGACCAGACTATTGACAAATTGGCACCAGTGTTTGCATCTTTCCCTAATCTTTTTGGTCCTGATTATAAAGGAAGAGATATTCAAGGAACCAGTTATTATGGTCAGGGGGGTAAATCAAAAGAACAAATAAAGGAAGTATATAAAAAACAACGAGAAAAAATGCCGACCCAAACTACTGAACCGGCACCCCCACCAACTTCGGCATTACCAATAACTGTACCCCTAGAAGATGTGAATAGAAGGTTGGAAAAAGATCCAGACCAATTCCTTAAAGATCTAGATGCTGGAAAATTGACCCGTCCTAATCCTTATGCAATAAACCCACCAGTTCAAAAAGCTTCTTTGACTACAATTGGAGGTTTGACCGGTGGTGATGCTCCAGGTGTTGCTCTTGCAGCTGCAGGTGGTTCACAAAGTCAAGTGTTTCCATTTTCTGCAACCAATGGTGCAGATCTAAGTGTACTTTCTACAAAAGAAACTTTACGTGTGGTGGGGACATAATATATGGCACTTCCAATACTGGCAAAGGGGATTACAAGTGCATTGGTAAAGAAGGGCAAGAGTGCAAAAAAAGATGATAAGGTATCAGCACAAAAACTTCTTCCTAACTCAACTACTTCTCCTGCAAAAAGTAGAGCACAATTCTCTAAGGTTGAACCTAGAAAACTTGCACCCTATAGAAAAAAAGTTGAGACGACTAAGTTTCTTCCCCCCTCAAAAGTTGATGAAAAGTTTAGTATCAATAAACTTGATGCTCTTCTCACGTCTTTAGTTGGTTCCACCGCTAACTTACAGAGAATAACCAAGAAAGATTTAAGTGACGAGAGGAAAAATAATAGAACTAAGGAGAATATAAAGCAGAAATCAAAACGTCAAAGAAATGAAGAAAAAACAGAATCCAAGAAAACTGTAGCAAAAGTTTCAAAACCAATGAAACTTACGATGCCTTCCCTTTTTATGGATATTTTCAAGATAGGTGGCAGACTTATCTTGTCGTTGGGTATCATGGAGTTATTAAAATTCCTTGATCCAGAGAAAAAAGAATCTATTTTTGGATTCTTGACGGAACACCTTGACAAAATTATTTTAGGAACTCTTGGGATATTGGGTATTACATTTGTAGCTTCATTTTTACCTGTTATTAGTATGGTAGGGACTATTCTCTCAATCGTTAGTCCAATTATAATGGCCATGGCAGGTCTTTTGTTAAATCCTATGATTTGGGCCCTTCTTGGTGTAGGATACGCCGCAACAAAACAGAAATTGGGTGATGGTGAGAAAGAAATGGTGAGACAGTTAGAAAATCAACTTCCTAATAAAAAAGATCGTGACAATCCTTTGAAAGTATTTGCTAAGAGTAATAGAAACAAACTTATTGAAAAATTGAAAAAACAAAAAGAAAACCTAAATCCATTAGAGATTGTTCAGGGTGTAGGTCTTGAAATTGATGAAAATATTGGTTTCTTGGAAACTGGAAAGTTTAGACATGGTATAGAAATTGAAGGTTTGAAAGTACCTGGACTTCCCTTTAATTATGAAATGGGAGGTGAATTGGATTTTGAAACAGGAGAAGCTACTGGTGGTTTCAGTTTTAAAAAGTCACCTGAAGTACAAACTCAACCACAATCACCTATGATGGGTGATACCAAATTGGGTGGTGTATCTGGTGATAGTGGTAGTGCAATGTACAAGGGTCGAGGAAAAAAAGCGGCATTGTCCACAGGAATAACTCCATTCCTTCAGAGTGATATTGATAAACAAGGTATATCAATTATATCTGGATTTGGAAAAAGATTTGGTAGAGATCATAAAGGATATGATCTACCTGCGGCTGAGGGAACTCCACTTCATGCATACTTACCAGGAGTTGTTGTAAGAAACATGCCAAATGTAAGTGGATATGGAAATCTTGTGGAATGGAAAGATGATGTATATGGTCAGACTCATATGTTTGCTCATATGATGGAACCATCCGAACTCAGATCTGGAACTAAGTTTAAAGCAGGAACTGTGTTGGGAAAAGTTGGTACTACTGATGGTGGAACTGGCATATCTGAAGGTCCTCATTTACATTGGGAAATTGGTCCTCAAGGTTCTGAAGTAGATCCTGGAGAATGGCTCAAATCACATCCTATCAACATGGCACCAAAAAAACCACCCAATAAAGCACAGGAAGTTAGTTCTACTACATCTTACGAAGAAACAGGAACACAGGTTGCAATGATTCAAGTACCTTTACCAGTTCCTATGCCACTTCCTGGTGGCGGCGGTGGTGCTTCTTCCGGTGGTTCCCGTAGTTCTGGTGGTATTGATGATATAGATAGCATAATCTTAGGACGATCTTTTTCTAACGCATAATGGCAAATACTCCATATAAACAATCCATTAGACCTGGAGATATAAAATTCTTTAAGATCAAAGGATCTAATGGTAAGTCCACTGATCTTAGTGGTTCTATTGCAGAATTTTATTATTATGAAAGTATTCTAGCCAATACTGTGACGGCTACGGTTGCCTTTATAGATACTGGATTTGAAAAAGAAGGTAATACTAGACTGAATACCAGTGGTATTATTGATGACCTTGAATTGGTTGGTGGTGAAGAAATTGAGTTTGAAGTTATTGATAATAACGATGTAACTTCTGAAAGTGAAGGAACACTTACCTCTGCAGTCTGTGATTCGGACGTAATGTACATTAAGAAGATCAGAAATGTTGCTACTCAAGGTACAAAGAAGATGTTTGTTTTGGATTTAGTTACTAAAGAGTACTGGACTAATGAAGAAACAAGAGTTACCAAGAGATATAATGGTAATCCAGGAGACCATGTTAAGGATATTCTTCAAAATATTTTAGGTTTAGGAGCAGATGTCTTTGATATTGAACAGAGTAGTTATGATTATAACTTTATCGGTAATACAAAGAAACCACTTTACACCTGTACCTGGTTAGCATCTAAGTCTGCAACTTCACAAACTGCATCAGATGATCCAGAGAAAGGAACTCTTTTAGGTGCTACTGCAGGTTTTTTCTTCTTTCAAACTAGAGATAAGTATTACTTCAAGTCGGTTGATACTCTTGCTGACCAATTGGTAAAACCAGGTCGTGATTTTATTTACAATAATACAGGTAAGGAACCAAAGGGTGGTATTGGTGGAAAGAAAATTAATATTTTAGATTATACTACTCAACAACAGGTAGATATTGGAAAAGACTTATCATTAGGTGTGTATAATAGTAAGACGATTTTCTTTGACTTATATTCGCTTAGTTACAGAGTAGTGGATTTTAGTTTTGATGAAAATAAAAAAGGCAAAGTAAAATTATTGAATGAGAGCACAAATAATCCACAAAAAGAAATTACAGAAAAACCTTCAAGGTTATTTTTTAGTTATCTTGATGTTGGAACTTTGCCTAATGATAGTAAAGATAGTAAAGATAGTAAATTAATAGATGATAGAAAGGATCCATCGTCTACCACTAGGTCTCCAGAGTCAATGGTTCAATCTATTACGAGATATAATGAACTATTCAGAACTAAAATAAATATAATCATACCCGGAGATTTTAGTATTAGGGCTGGGGACGTTGTAAACTGCACATTTGTAAATTTGAATACTGAAGTTTCTGGTGGTAGTCAAACTCTTTCTGGAAGATTTATTGTTGCAAATGTCTGCCACAAAGTAAATTCAGAACAAACACTATCAAGCATTGATATCATTAGAGATAGTTTCGGAGACATTGGATAAATGTTAGATCAAGTTCTACAAAATAAAGAATTTATAGGAAGAGACGGATTCTATTGGTGGGTTGGTCAGATTCCTAAAGAGGAGGTTTGGAGAGACAACATTTCTGGTTTTCCGTCAAATGATAATACAGAATCAAAAGGATTTGGTGAGAGATATAAAGTCCGTATTATGGGTTCTCACCTAGGTGGATGGGAGAGTCAATCTGCATCAGAAGATCCTGATATTGCTGATGAGGATTTACCTTGGGCAGTTGTGATGTATCCTGTGACTGCTGGTGGAGGAGGAGGTGGATGTTATACTTCTGCAAATCTAACACAAGGATCATTCGTATTTGGTTTTTACTTTGATGGTAAGGATGGACAACAACCTGTTATCATGGGTACCTTTGGGTATAATGATTTCAACCAAGTTAGTGTCATTCCGTCATCATCATTCGAGCCATTCACAGGATACGCTGATGGATTTGTTCCATATTACTCTCAGAAAAATAGTCTTGGTGGAACATTTGCTGATGCACTCCGAATTACTGGCAATCTTGCTGAGAAACAGTCAGAGTCTGTAAATGGTTCTAACACAGCATCGGATATTGGTTCTGTTAAGAGCGGGGAAGATGGTAAAGAAAAAACACAACTTCCTCCACCACCAGATTGTAAGTCTCCTTTGACTTCAATGCAACTTCAAATAAAAAATACTATTCAACAAATTGAAAAGGCAAAGAAAAGCGTATATGATTTTAGGTTTAATTTAAACAAAGACATTGCAAAAACACAAGAATGGATTGATAAAAAAATTGTAGAAGGTGCAAAAATAATTGCAGGTGCTGTCAAGTGGTTGTTTACGGAAATTGAAAAGTTTGTTATTGGAAAGTTTAATTCTGTTGCAAAGAAATTTTATAACTTGTTGATGCCTAATGAACAACCTACCATGAAAGAGGCCATGGAGAAAGGTAGTGACATTATTGCATGTCTTTTCAAAAAAATTATTGGTAAATTGTTTGACATGGTTCTTGGATTCCTCAAGGGAGCAGTTGATAGAGTTGTTAACACTGCCGAGTGTCTTGTTAATAACTTCTTAGGTGGATTACTTGGTCAACTTGCTGGTTTGATTGATGGTGTAGTAAGTCAAGCCTTCGGTGCAATTCAATCTATTATCAATGGGGTTGGTGGTATTGTTGATAGTGTTCTTGGTATTGCTGGAGGAGGTCTGCAAATTATCTTGGATGTTATTTCTTTCTTGAGTTGCGAGGAGAAACCAGAGTGCTCCACGGTAGAAAACTGGAGTATATGGGATGGTAGTAATTCTGGAATAATTGATAATTTTGATTCATTGATTGAAAATATTACAAGTACGGCAGAATCATTTACCAATGCAATAGACATTGATAATTTTAATTTCAACTTAGATTTTAATAATTTATTTGATGCGGGTTCTTGTTATACTGGACCAAGAACTTGTGGAACACCTACTCTTGATACTTTTGGTTCAGGTACAGGTGCTGCTATCAATCTTATCGTAAGTGGTGGTGGTGAGATTCTTGGTGGTGATGTGGTTAATGCGGGTTATGGTTATGTTGTAGGAAGTACTTATACAAAGGTTGTCGATGATTGTGGTATAGGTCAAGGTGGTATTGTAACTCCTGTATTTGGAGGAACACTTCCTGATGGAACCCCAATTACTTCAGGAGATGGAGGAACACTTCCTGATGGAACCCCAATTACTTCAGGAGATGGAGGGACACCTGATGTTGACGTTAGGGATCCTAACGGCAATCCTACTGTTGGTATAGTTGATATTATAGTCGTTCAACCTGGTAAAGATTATCTTCCTACACCAAATGGTTCTATTGGTGGTGATGGTAGAGTATGGGCAAATCCAGAAGATACTAATATCACTAATGGAGATGGAACTATTAGAGTTCCTATTCCTCCAGAAAACCCTGTTAATGTAAGTCCTGGTGATGAGGTTACTATTCCACCGGGAACAGAGATTGAAACAGATGCTGGTCAAATTATTCCTGGTGGAATACCAACAATCATTACACAAGAATCAGTTCTTACCACTCCACCACTTACTATAGTAAAACCTTTTGTAAATTACCCATCACTGGATACTGGTTCTTATCCAGTTATTCTCTATCTTTGTGAGGTAATTATTGACAATCCAGGTATTAATTATAGTGAAGGTGATGAAATTGTTATTGAACCCAATTTTGGTGCCAAGGCTGTACCCAAACTTGGAGACTTTGGTAAAATTGTATCCATCAAAGTTACTGAAGGTGGTGAAGGATTTACTGAGATACCAAAGATTACTATGAAATCTCAGTCAGGCTTCAATGCAGAACTGATTCCGAAGTTCTGTATAGATAGAATAGGAGAGAATGATTTGGAGAGAGAACCAGACTTCCAAGATAAGGTTATTTCTGTTATAGATTGTGTAGGTAAGTTTAATGTCCCAAACTAAAGATTACCATGTTATAAGATATGGTAACATGCATGGCGAGATAAAATTTGGTCACATTTGGCCAGATAATAATCAGTCTGCTGCACTCTTAAGAAGTGGTAAGAATGAAAAACATTATATCACTTTAGAGCAAAAGGGTGAAAATCATAGGAAACATGGTACAATCTGTAGATCACCCGGTGCATTTCAGGTAAAGGCTGGTGATAATTGTACTACAAAAGATGAACCTGCTGTCTTTATTGATGCGGTAAGTGGAAACCTGGTTCTCAACGCACTTAACGGCAATGTTGAGATTAGAGGAAGAAACGTTCTGATTCAAACTACTGGTCCAGATAACAAGGGTGGTAGTATTAGAATGTATGCCAATGAGAAGATCATTGGTAAGGCACAAACCATTGATTTTAACTCAAAAATTTCTACAAAAATATTCTCTGAAAAGTCTGTAGAAGTTATTGGTAAATCGGTGTTAAATATATACGGTGGAATGATTGACTGTGCCGATGGTGCTACAGAAGTCAATGGATCTAAAGGAACACCATCATCTAATGAACAAAAAAACAGAGCAATAGTATAATGAAAGTACCTGACATTGCAGTAGGAAAAAGATTATTTTGTGGTTTAGGAAAACCTGAACTTCTTGGTCGTGGACCTTTAGAGGTTCGTGGTTCTGCTTATGTAGAGGGCCCGGAGATTGTTGGTGATCCTACTGGTCAGTTTGACCCTGTGACAGCTGTTGCCGATGGTTTACCTGCAGGACCAACTAATGGTATTGCCAATGTAATGATTGGTCAGAACAAGAATATTGAGATGAAACCCATCCCGTTTTATGCGTTGATGGTGAAGTCATTTGCAAGAATCAAAAGTTTTTTGAAAGTTGACACTCTTCTGACTGTAAAGACAATCAAGTCAAAGATTATCTACACTGAAGTTCTTCTTGCAAGATCAAAGAACTTCATGATCCCTCATCCAGACGACCCTAACAAACAACTTGTTTATGCTTGTTTAGAAGGTCCAGAACATTCTGTATATGTAAGAGGACAACTAAAGAACAAAGATACTATTATTCTTCCAGAAGTTTGGAGAAACCTTGTGGATGAAAGGACTATCACAGTTTCCTTGACTCCAGTTGGAACTCATCAAGAGTTAATCGTGAAGAGAATACAAGATAATCAAATTGTCGTAGGAACAAAACCAGGTCTTCCTATCAACTGTTATTACCATGTATTTGCAGAAAGAAAAGATATTCCTAAATTAGTGACGGAGGTAGGTTGATGCCAGGACCATTTCAGTTAAGAAATTATGCAACATTTACTGGACCTCTCCAGAAAGATGAAGCCGCATATAATTATGAACTTTCAGAAAAAGAGGGTATTTGGCATACTGACATTCCAACAGACACATCATTTCCGTTGACAGATGTTGGTCTTGTCTTTTTTAGAGATTTTAGCGACTTCAGTTATTTCCATCTTTATGCTTCAGCACCACAAATTGTTGTTCTTGAAAAACAAGCAGGACAGAAACTTCCCAGTTTGTTTCTACAGGTTCTTAACACTATTGTAAATGGTAATATTATTGTTAATGGAACTATTGTTGCCAATAAAACAATTACTTGTAATGGCATTGTTGTTTGTAATGGTGTGATGAAGAATACTGGAGCAGTTATTCATGGATCATCATCAACTATGAATGGTGCAGTTGCTATGACTGCTACCGCAACACTGGCAGGTGTTGGTGACATGGCATCATACATGACCACCACTAGAGGTATTGCATTATCCAAGAAGTCATTTGATATTCCACACCCATCAAAGAAAGATCATAGACTAAGATATGTCTGTGTTGAAACTCCAAAGGCAGATGTATATGTTAGAGGTAAGTTGAAGGGTAGTAATGTAATCAATCTTCCTGAATACTGGAAAGGTTTGGTTGATCCTGATAGTATTGATGTTGTCCTTAGTCCCATTGGTTCTTTTCAGGAACTTTATGTAGAGGATGTTCAGTGGGGAACTAAGGTGATTGTGAAGAATAGTGCTGGTGGTCCTGTTAATTGTAGTTATGTTGTCTATGGTGAAAGAAAAGATACTGAACCTAACATTCCTGAGTATAAAGGATTGACAGAAGCAGACTATCCAGGTGATAATAGTGGGTATAATATTAATAGTGATTGATGAATAAGGTACATGAGATATTCCCTCTGGTAATTTATCAAGATAGTATTGAATGTCATGAAGAGTTTAAAAAAGAAAATATAATCTCTATAAAAAAGTATTGGTTCAATGGATATGAGAATGAGAGCCCAGAATACTCTGGGAAAATCTTTTTACACCTAGATCCACAATATAATCTTTTCTTCAGTGACCTAAAAAAATCTATTGATAATTACTTTTATCATCTGAATGTTGACTACTCAAAACTTGATTATCATGTAACCAAGTCTTGGGTTGGGTATCATAACAAAGAAATACCTGGATTGAATCTACATAATCACAATGAGTCAAACATAAGTTTTGTTTACTATCTCAAGTCAAGTGATACCTCAGATAAATTTTGTGTATCACAATCTCGAAATGTAAATGAGAATACTGGTGGACTATTTGAAACTAGTAAACAAAGGAATACAATCAAAGGATTTAACAAATACAATTGCAATAATTACACTATTACACCATATGAAGGTAGTGTTCTCATCTTCCCAAGTAGTACTCTTCACTCTACATTGAAAATATCAGAAAAAGAAGATGAAAGAATTGTAATAGCTGGTGATGTGAGAGTCACTCTTAAAGAAGAACATTACAATCATCATCAAGGTTCTACTCATCCAAATCAATGGAAACAGATCTAAATAACAAAATAGTAGTTTTATAATATGTCTACATTATCAACAACAGGACAATTTGTTACTACCGGACTTTCATCTGAAAAATCTGCTAGAGATGAGGAGAATAATGTATTTGACTATCCTATAGGAATTGCGTCAACTGCGGTAAATGAATTTCAGAAGGTATCGAGAGAACTTGACTTAAAAGTTCTTGAAGAAGTTACAGGACAGATAGAGATAATCAACAGTAAGAAGAAAGAGTTGGTTGATTTAGGTAATTCTGCACTAGGATTATTCAAACCAGGAGTATTTCCACCAGCTTGTGGAACATACGAATCTGTTGATAGTGGTAATAATGACATTTCTTCAGGAAATGCATCAATTGGTGCAGAAGAAGATGCAGGTACACCTGGTATTGGTACAGCAACTCCGAAAGTTGGTTATTCGGTTGTAAGAGCTGATGCGATTAGGATAATAAGATATCCTTATCTAGAGCAAAGAATTGCTCCTAATGATAATGCACTGGAAGGGTTGAAATATCCTATTTTGACCAATGGAAATGCGGGCGAGGGCGAAGAAGATATTTGGGTCAAAAACTCAATCTATGCTGATCCTGTAGGACTAAACATTTACATTAGTAGTGATGATGGTGACTGGGATGTTACTGGATTTCCTAGTGGTTTGGAGGGAGGAGATACATTAGGAAGATATTATCCCATTGATCCCACAGGAGTAGGAGTATCAGAATATAAAGTAACTGGTTCATGTACTATTGGAGGCCAATTTAATATTGATCCTTTGTATGAATCTGCAACTAGTTTCTATGTTGGAGTTCAGACAGGTTGTACTTGGTCTGTTGGTGTAGGATCTACTGGCAGTATTCAAATCGTAAGTTGGGATGTTGAAGATGGTTCATTAGGATTGACTACTTCTATTCCTGGATTTGGACCGGCGCCTGGAAGCGGAACACTACAAGTTCCTGTTAATCAAAATTGTTCTGATTTCCAATCAAAACAACAGACATTATTAACTGAAATTGATAATATCAGAGTTGGTGTTTCTTCTTATCTAGTTTCTGTTAACACAACAAAGGCAAGAAAGACGAATAGTCAACTAGAACTTTGGTCAGCAGAAAGAACAAAGACACGAAATAAACAAGAGAGTGAAGGTGTAAATAATAATCCAAGAGACATTCAAGAGACTATTCCTGCAACCGTAGAAATTGATCCACAATTACCAACCAATGAAAATACATCAGATGCAGATAGAGGTCAATTAACGGCAGACAGTACTGTATTTACTGCAGACAGTAAATAATAAATAACCCTACGGAGATAACAAATCATGGCAAAACAATTAGTTAATTTGGGTTCTGTTCCTAACGATGGAACAGGTGATCCACTGAGAACATCATTCGATAAGACTAACGACAATTTTAACGAGATCTATACAACTTTTGGTAATGGTACCACTCTTGGTATTGGTACTATGTCTGTTGGAACTGCAAACTACGCAAACGTTGCTGGTATTGCAACACGAGCACAAGGACTTACAGGTGGACCAGATCTTAACGTTGGTATCGTAACTGCCAATGGATTCATTAGTACAGCATCAACAACACCCGTCACAATCACCCATACAGGCGGCGTATTGACCTTTACAGTGTCTGGTATTGGTTCTACAAGTCTGACACTCTCATAAGTGTCACAGTACCCTTGACAGGTCGTCTTACACACCCTATGATAAGAGAGTTCATAATCAAGTTTATGCAATACAATAAAGAGGATTTTCTCATTGAGAGTCCAGACGACGAGTATATTACAACTTGTGTTATTGATGTAATGAGACGTAAATTCATACTTTATTCTAACGAGGGTGGCAAGAACACTGCTAATTGTGAAACTCCAGAAGAGTTTATGAATGTACTTGAAGCAATTAGATCGGTAATTCCAGAAAAAATTATTAAGTATGTGGATCCTCAATGATTCAACATCAATCTAATTTATATCAAGAAATTCTAACCTGTTACGATTATGAGACCAGAAACCCGTCAGTCTATGGAAATGTTATTCACAGCAAAATGGAACTTACCCAAGGCAGCAAAGAATGCCAACTTGACAGACAAGGAGATGAAGATCACCTTCAATGAATATTGTGTTCTTCATCCTGTAACTTGGACTAGTGAAGATAAATTGAATAAATTGGAATAATATTCGTATGAAGGATTATTTCTGTATCATGACATGGAATTTTATGCTTGAATGTATACGTTATCATTGGATACATAAGTCAGAAAAAGATCCTGTGCAATTCGTGAAAAATCTCAATCCTGATGAGGTAGTTCTTTGAAACAACTGTTTATAGTATCTATTGGTGACAACTCCTGTGTTACTCATGACGGACACGTTCAGATGGGGATCTTCAATCATTCTGTAGAGAAACATCTTGAACTATGTTCCGAACAAGAATGGCAAGTAACGTATTGGATGCCCGATCCATTAGGGTTACGATATAAGAGAGCAAACTTCCAGCATACTATGAAGGCAAATGAAGGTTCTGCTAGAACTGATAATGCTGGTGATAGTCGTCCAAGAGACTTTCCTGACCAAGCAACAAATAGATTAGAGAGAACCGTCTAACTATTAATAAATATCTCAAACGAGGGGTTTCTTATGAAATATAAAATTGAAACCAAGTTTGTTTGGCTCAATGATACTTCTAACTTAGTGTTGATGTATTTCATTCAAGGTATACCATTTACTTTTGATGATGCTGAAGAAGAATATTACTATAACTACGATGTCATTGATGCTGCAAATAATTCTCCAACATATACCTTAGATGGTTTGTATAAGGCTTCATCATATTTGTTGGCAGAAGAATGTCACCCCATGTTATATGACCTAGAATTAGAAAATCCCGAACTTTTACCTATAGAGTAACATGCAAATAAATCTGTGGTATTGTGATAAAATGGAACAGTGGAGATGGACTCTTTGTGGTAATGATAATGATGAGACTCTTTGGCAAGAGTCGGGTCAAAGAGAAGATTTGAGAATAGCAATGAATGATGTGGCAACAACAGTAGAGTATTTACTTGAAGAGAAAAGTGTGGTAAGATAATAGAGCCGTGTGAAGGAAGGCGCCACTCTGTGGTAATGTATCCACCCTTTTTGGGTGGTTTTTTTATGGATAAATAACTCATAATGAAGACGGCCTGTAGGTAAAATGCCCTTATCACGTTTAGACAATTTTCTGAAGAACGTTCGTGGAAATATTCTTTATGTTGATCCTAACAGTCTAGATGCTACTGATAGTATCACTAATCAGGGCAATTCACTTGCAAGACCCTTTAAAAGTATTCAGAGAGCTTTAGTAGAATCCTCTAGATTTTCTTATCAGAGAGGTTTGGATAATGATAGATTTGAAAAGACAACTATCATGTTGGCTCCTGGTGAGCACTTTGTTGATAATAGACCTGGATGGATTCCAGTCAATACCAATAGTTACAAACTAAGAAATGGTACGACTAGTAATGATTTTTCACAGTTTGATGTATATACTAACTTTGATGTAAAGTCTTCCACTAATCAACTCTATAAACTGAATAGTATTCATGGTGGTGTTATCATTCCCAGAGGTACTTCTATTGTCGGACAAGATCTTCGTAAATGTAAGATTCGTCCTCTGTATGTTCCAAACCCAGAGAATGATGATATTGAAAGATCTGCTATTTTTAGAGTAACGGGGGGTTGTTACTTACAAAGTTTCACTGTATTTGACGGTAGTCCAAATGGTAATGTTTACAGGGACTATACTGAGAACACGGCTGTTCCTAATTTCTCACACCATAAACTAACCACATTTGAATATGCAGATGGTGCTAATAACGTAAGCATTAACGATCAATTTATCAGTAACTATACCACTAATAGAACTGATCTTGACATGTATTATGAGAAGGTTGGTAAGGCCTACGGACCTTCTTCCGGTCGTGCAATCAGTCCTGACTATCCTTCATCTGGTGTAGACATTGAACCAAAGATTGATGAATTTCGTATTGTTGGACCAACTGGTGGTACTACAGGTATTAGTAGTATAAGATCGGGTAATGGTTCAGTTGTAGATACAACAATTACTGTCAATCTGAGTGATGGTATTAGTGGATTAAATGTTGACACATATTTCCAGGTCAATGGTGTAACTGACGATGCATATAATGGCACATTCGTTGCAACCGAAATTCTTTCTCAAGATAGTGATGGAAAAACCACATCTTTTACATACGAGTCTTCAACACTTCCATCAAATGCTCTTCCATCAGTAACTGGTGTTTCTATAGAACTTTCGACGGATACAGTTTCTGGTGCTTCACCATATATCTTTAATGTGTCAATGAGATCTGTTTATGGTATGTGCGGTATGCATGCCGATGGCTCTAAGGCAGCTGGCTTTAAGTCAATGGTTGTTGCGCAATTCACAGGTGTCAGTGTTCAGGTTGATGACAATGCATTTGTAAAATATAATTCAGTTACTGGTTCTTATGACGATTCGACAACAGTAACAAATATTCATTCTGATACTGAGGCACAATATAAACCAAGTTATTCTAACTTCCATATCAAGGCATCCAACAACTCTATCATTCAGTTGGTGTCTATCTTTGCAATTGGTTTCTCAAATCATTTTGTAACAGAATCTGGTGGTGACTTCTCCGTCACCAACTCTAACAGTAACTTTGGACAAACTTCTTTAACGTCCAAAGGATATAGAGAAGATGCATTTGATGTAGATGATATTGGTTACATCAGTAATACTGTTCCCCCAAGAAAAATTGACACTACAACTGTTAATCTTGAATATACTTCAATTGATGTTTCTAGAACTGTTGGAGTAGGGTCTACAAGTAGACTTTACTTATATAATCAAAACAATCCAGACATTAGACCCGAATCCAGAATCCAGGGATATAGAGTTGGTTCCAAGAGTGATGATAGACTTTATGTTCTAATTCCTGATGGTGTAACTACTGAGGCATACAATGCAAGAATTGTGATGCCGGAGACTCATATTGGTTCAAGTAATGTAACCAGTGTGAAGGTCTCAAGAGTCGGTAGATCTGTAGGAACAGGTAATAGCATTGCAAGTAATATACTTACATTTACCGAAGATCATAGTTTTCAGAATGGTGAATCTATTAGAGTTGTGAGTGATAATTCAAGACTTCCTGATGGTCTTGAAAATAGTTATGTTTACTATGCGATCACAAATGGTCTGAATGATGATCAAATTAAGATTGCACAAACTACAAAAGATGCTGAGTTTGGAACAGAGTTAGTTCTCAACAATCTTGGTGGTAATCTGAGTGTTCAGAGTAGAGTTAGTGATAAGAATTCTGGTGATATTGGACATCCAATTCAGTTTGACTCTGATGTAAACCAATGGTATATAACTGTTGGAACTGCAACATCCGATAACACACTGTATTCTAAACTGGTAAGTCTTGGAACTACCACTCTTGGTGATTCAACTTCTAGAACATACATTACAAGAACACCTGATACCAGATCATCTGACGATAGGATTTATCAGTATAGATACATACTTCCTGCTTCTTCAGGTATTGGAACTGCTAGAGTTCCTAAAGATAGTTTCATTGTTCAAGAATCCAATCGTGTCAATGGACAAACAGATATTGAAGTAGGACTTCAATACAATCCAGGATCTGTTACTATGAGTAACAGTGGACAACTCCGAAATCCATCTTACATCACTAATGCAAAGTATAGTGGTGGAATTGCATTCTATGAGACAGAAAGAAATCATCGTCTCTCTATTGGTTCCACTGTTGAAGTCAATAATGTAACCAGTACAAACTTTACTGTTGGTACAGCACAATCTGGTTATAATGGCAAATTTAGAGTTGTTGGTATTCAAAGTGCCAGATCATTCTCTGTAGAAGGTGTTTCTACTGATCCTGGAACCTTTACTAATAATGTTTCTAACAGAACTACAAGTCTTCCTACTTTCAAACGTAAGAACTTTAATAATGATTATTTTGTTTATGATGTTCAACAGGTTAAGGAGTATGTTCCTGGTCAACAGGATGGTGTTTATTATCTGAATATTCTTAATACTTCAAACATACCTCAAGTATTACCATTTAATGATTCTCAGGATCATAGTTTCAGACAACCTATTATCAATCTTTACCCACAAGTTGATAGAGATAATCCAATATCAGATCCAAGTCCCTCTATAACTTATGCACTTCCTGATAAGATTGGTAAGACCGTTATCAGTGAACCAAAAAATAGTACTACCAAAGAAACACTTGACAAGATTAATAATGAAAACAATTTGGGTGTTGGTATCACTGATATCCAATCTGCAGCGGATGGTTCAAACATTGTTATCTTTACTGACCGTGACCATGGACTACAACAAATTACTAGAGTAAGTATTAATAGTAGTGGTTCTGGATATGGTAATGGTAGTGGTGGAACAGAAAACCTCTATAATGCAATTCTGTCTGGTTCAAGTTCCGGTACTGGTGGTTTAGCAAGAATTACCGTTAATGCATCTGGTAGTATTACTGATGTTCATATTATGAATGGTGGTAGTGGTTATGTTCTATCAGAAACATTGAATGTTGTCGGAACTTCTCAAACCACAGGTTATAGTCAAGGTTCGGTTACTGTTGATAAGGTTTATAATAATCTCAACGACACTATTCAAATTTCTGGTGTCGTATCCGATGATCATGTACAATATAATCAACTCTATAGAATTTCTGAAATCATCAGTAATAACTCTATTAGAGCAATCCCTGTCGATACTATTACCTCTGGTATCAATACCACTGGTATTGGTTCTGTTACAACTACAGATGCACTATTCAGTCTTACAGGTCCAACTCTTGGTATCAGTACATTTGTTTATGATAATGTTAGTGGTCTGGCAACAGTCACCACAAACCAGGGTCATGGTCTGAGAGTTAATAACACTGTTAGAATTGGTGGAGCTACGACAGATTTCTTTAATAAAGATTTCCTTGTTACTGATAACGTAGGTATCAATACATTTACAATCAACGTGGGTGTCAATACAGTTAATCCAGGAACCGGTGGAACTATTCGTGCATACTATCCTGGTAACACTGCTCAAGGTGGAGCACTTCTATCAGGTTCTGATGAAAACTTTGGTGGAAGAGATATCACCCCTTATATTGGTATCACTACTGTTATTTCTTCTCCCATCACTAATGCAACAACAGATGAAATTAATATCAGAAATCTTACCGATTTTAACCTTCAGATAGGTGATTATCTGAAGATTGATGATGAAATTGTAAGAATTAAGACAACCGTAACCTCTAATCCTGTTAAGGTATTCAGAGGTATGATGGGTACAAGACCCACCAGTCACCTAGATGAGAGTGTGGTCAAGAAGGTTTCTGTCTCACCTGTTGAATTTAGAAGAAACTCAATTATCCGTGCTTCTGGTCATACATTTGAGTATCTCGGTTATGGTCCTGGTAACTATTCTACTTCACTACCTGTCAAACAGAAGAAACAACTTTCTGTTGATGAACAATTGACCGCACAGTCACAAACTACCTCTGGTGGTGTTGTTGTTTACACTGGTATGAACGATGCTGGTGACTTCTTTATTGGTAACAAGAGAATTTCCTCCAATACTGGTAAAGAAATTGTTTATGACACTCCGATTCAAACCTATACTGGTGAAGACTTTGTTAATGGTGAGAATGCATCATTTGGTATTGATGTTCTTGAGACACAAGAGGTCATTGCTTCTAGAGCACTGAGAGTTAATGGTGGTCCTTCAAATAATATTCTTTCAGAATTTGATGGTCCAGTTGTATTCAATCAAAAACTGACATCTACCTCAGACAAAGGTATTGAGGCAAACTCATTATTCCTTCAAGGTGATACAACTGTTTCTAGAAACTATACTGTTGGTATTGCAACTCCTACAGACTCAGGAAACCCTGGTGATGTGGTCTACAATGCAAACCCAACTAAGGGTGGAACAATTGGTTGGACTTATACTGTAGAAAATGGTTGGTATGCCTTCGGTGGTGTTACCTCTGATGGTGACGAGTTTATCTTTGAAAAAGTTGGTATTGGGACTACAACTGTGGGAGATTGTACTCTGAAAGTTGGTTCTGGTTCTTCAATGTTCTGTGTTGATGAGAACGGTGTTGGTATTGGTACTACTTCTAGTGGTTATAACTTAAGTGTTGAGGGTAATGTCAATGCAAACTTCTATTATGGGGATGGTTCAAACCTTTCAAACCTATCATCCGATAGTCTTTGGAGTAATACTGGTACTGCAGGAACTTCAATATGGTATGATAAGAATGTTGGTATTGGTACAACAGTAGTTAATACTGAATATACATTATTACTTGGTACTCCTGGTACAGGAAAAACTGATTTATATGTCAGTAATCAGTCTAGATTTATCTCCACTGCCACATTTGATGGTGATGTTAATTTTGATGGACAAGTAAACATACAAAATCTGGTGTCTAATGGTGGTAATGTTCTTGCAGGATTCATTACAGCGACAAACGCACTGAGAGTCGGAGCAAGTAATACTACATTCTCTGCTGTAACTAGTCAGGGTGTTGGTATTGGAACCGCAACTCCTAGAGAAAATCTGGATGTTGAAGGTAGAGCAAGATTTAAGTCATATTATGAGATAACTCAACAACTTGTCTCTGTAAGTAACATTGTTACTATTGACTTGTCTCGTGGCAATTCCTTCACACATACTACCACAGAAGATGTTGGTTCATTTCAAATTATCAATCCTCCAGCGGGTGGTACATTTGCATTCACACTGAAAATCTCACAAGGTTCTACACCTACGTCAGTTGGTATTTCTACATTTACTAATAGTGTTGGTGGTTCCGTTGCTGTCTATTGGCCTGGTGGATTGATACCTGAAGTTACTGGAGTTGGAACTGCTACAGATGTTTATTCCTACATGAGTTTTGATGGAGGTGCTTCACTGTTTGGTGGAGTTATTGGTCAGAACTTCATTACTGGTGTTGGTGGAACTGCTCCATATAGTGGTTGGACATATGATTCCACCTCTAGGACAGTCACCATCTATGACAATCTCACTACAATTGGTGACATTAACTCTGGTACCTAAATATCAATGTAGGGAAGTAGAAACTAATGATACCATTCGGTCTTAGGGCATTTAGAACACCACCTACAGAGTTGTATTTGAATGGTCCTGAGTTAGAAATACTAACTCAACCACAAAATACAATATCCGTTGTGGGTGGTACGTCTACTTTTACATCATCTGTTAGAGCTTTTTTTAAAAGTAGTCATGAAAGTGCGGTACCTGACGGTGTAATTTTGTATCAATGGTTTGATCAAAATGGTCCATTGAGTGATGGAACCAAAATTAGTGGTTCTCAATCAAATACACTTACCATAAGTAATGTACAATCTCCAAATGATAGTAGATCTCTTTACTTAAGAGGAACTTATATCCCTGGTGGATATGATAATAAGAAAGAAGATTACTACTTAGAACTTAAAACTTCAGGTAGCGCACACAATAGTCCGATATTTACAAATAATGTCTCACTGAATATTATACCTACAATTACAATTACAACTCAACCTGACTCACAAACTGCGGGTTTGGGTCAGGATTTAACTTTCACAGCAGCTGCTTCTACTTCAGACCCATCAATACCTCTTAATTACTATTGGACTATTGACGGTACAATTCAACCTAGTTCAAATTCAACTTCTTTCACATTTACAACAACAACTATTGGAACACAGAAAATTCAGTTTCATACATTTGTAACTATTGATGGCACCCAATATGTTACTTCATCAAATGAAGCAGACATTATTACAGTAACACCCAGAAGTATTGTTAAGTTTGAAGCTTTTGATACCATTAATAATCTGATGGTATCACAAGAAGTAAATCTTGATGATGGTGTTTTCGAATTGACAGATTCTATCTTTTTGAGTAGTTACAGTGTTGTGACTTTCTATGCAAAAGAGAAGAATCTTACTCTAAACTTGAATATTAAGGCGTCTAAAGGATCTGATAGTTCAGGTAGTTCTGGTGGTCAGGGAGGAACATCTGTAATTGAAATTGATATGTTAAAAGATGTAGAACATACACTATTAGGTGTAACCAATAATTCATCAGTATTCCTTTATAAAGGGTCTCAATTATATGTGGTTGTTGGACAAGGTGGTCAAGGTGGATTGACAAATGGCGGTGCTGGTGGTGGAATTGGACTTGCAGGAATAGATGGTATAGGAAGTAATGGTGGAACTGGAGGTCAGGTACCTACTGTCTCATTGAATGGTATATTTGGTTCAGTTCTTTCAAGTACAACACTACAGTCTGGTGACAGTTTAGCAACAACACCTGATGGTGGTAGAACTATTTCATGTAGTAAAGGTCAGTATTGGTTAAGTCAAGGTGTTTCTCCATGTTCTGATAACTCTAATAATTCTATTAAGTTTAGATCTACTGATGGAACAGAAATTTCTGGTAGTGATGAGATAATTAGAGGATTCAAACCAGGATATACTATAACAACAACTGCTGGTGCAAAAGGTTCAATTAACGGTGGTAATGGTGGTAATGGTGCTGAAGGTGGTCAAGGTGGAACCACTGGAGGTGGTGGAGGAGGAAGTGGATATACTAATGGTTCAGTTACTCTTATTTCTTCAACTTCTGGTGGAAATAATACTAATAAGTCGTCTGTGTTGTTCTCTTTATAAATATAAGAAAATGTGGGGTGGATAGTGAAACCCTAGGAGAACCATGGCTGTAAACAAGAATTTTGTAGTCAAGAATGGTATAGAGGTCGCAACAGATCTTATTTTTGCCGAAGCTGTATTAAATAAAGTTGGTATTGGTACCACTATTCCTAATGCTGAACTTGATGTTATTGGAGAATTAAGATCAGAAAATTTAAATATAACTGGAATTTCTACTTTAGTTAGTGTTTCGTTAAATGACTTACAAAGTAATGAAATTTCTGTTGGTGGAAGTATTACCGCAGTCAATTATTATGGTGATGGTTCAACTTTAAGTGGTATCACTACTACACTAACTCCTGCAGGAAAAACAATATATGTTACTAAAAATGGTGATAACACTAATGATGGTTTAAGGGAAGCATCTGCGAAATCATCAATCGAGGCAGCACTTACTCAAGCAGTTTCGGGAGATACTATCAAAGTATTACCAGGTGTTTATATTGAAACTAACCCACTTGTTGTACCAGAAGATGTTTCTATAGAAGGTGCAGAATTACGAAATTGTATCATAAGTCCAGCAGATCCAAATTTAGATTTATTTTGGGTCACTAATGGTGCTCACATTACCGATTTATCATTTCAGGGCCAAGCAGCATCTGCATCACCATTCCCTGCAATAATTTCATTTAAACCACTCATTAATGCGAATTCTGATAGATATTTTGATGCTGCAAGATTGATTCGATATAATTTAGATTTTATAGCATCGGAAGCGGTTGGGTATATCACAAGTACAGATTATAAAAGTCCAGCACTTACTTTAACACCTGGTGATTATATATCATATAAAAGTAGTATTAGAGATAGTATGAGGGCAACTGCCCATGATATCACTAGAGGTGGAAATTCAAAATGTGTTGGTGCAGGTGTATCTTATGTTGGTGTAGCAACAGACACTGCGGCTGCCATTTATTACGCAGCAGGTATTGCAGTTTCTTGTGTTAATAATGTTTCTTGGAATGGAAATTATCAGTCAGAATTTTATCAATTAAAGGATTTAAGTATTCAAGCAGATTCTGCAACAGGATCGAATACAAATATTCATTCATGTGCAAATGTGGTTTCAGCAGTTTATACATGTAGTAGTATTGTTAGAGACATTATTTTAAATGGATCTACTTCTGGAATTACAACCACATATCCAGGCGGGGGTACAGATCCCAACGCCATCCCATCTCAAGGTGTAGGTGTAGTTACAAAAGGTCCATATATTCGTAACTGTACAAACTTTATTCCAAATACAGTTGGTATGAGAGTTGATGGATTCCATGCAGATCCTGGTAATGAGGAGGATATTGGTGTCCAAGGAGCAATGAGTGTTGATTCATATACTCAATATAATCAAGGTGGTACTGGTGTAGAAATTAAAAATGGTGCTTATGCGCAATTAGTTTCTATATTTACAATTTGTACAAATGAAGCAATTGTGACAGAAGGTGGTGGCCAATGTGATGTATCAAACTCAAATTCCTCATTCGGAACTTTTGGATTAGTATCTAATGGTGTTGGAGGTCCGACATCAAAATCAATTTACAGATATAGTGGAGAAGTAATTTCATCAGTATCAGAAGGAGATACTACTATTAGTATTAGTGGTATCGGAACAAATAAACCATATACTGGACAAGTCGTTTACTTTGATGAACTTTATTATGATGTTAAAAAGGTAACTATTACTAATGGTGGGTCTGGTTATGTAACCGCACCACAAGTATCTTTTACTTCTCCAAGTGGTCCTAGTGGTATTGTCGCAGAAGGTATTGCAACAATAGAAAATGGTTCTGTTACGGGAGTTACTATAACTGGTAATGGAAGAAATTATCTTGAATCTGAAGCTGGAATTGTATTTACTTCTCCAGGAGCGGGAACAACTGCAGCTGGAGTAGTTATTGAAAGACCCTTGTATTATAAAGTTAGAAGTTCCACAACTCCATCATCAGGTGTTTCTACTGTATCTTTGGCAACTCAATTATTGACAGATGTTGGTATCGGAACAATAGCATATTTTTCAAGACAAAGTTTGCAAATTGTTTCATCACATTCTTTTGAATTTATTGGTTCTGGAAATACAATTACTTTAGCAAGACCTTCATTGGGAGGTGTAACTATTACTGAGAATGAAGTTATTAAAAATAATGGTGGTGAAGCTGTATTTACTAGTACAGATCAAGATGGAAACTTTGCAATTGGTGAAGATGTATTAATCGATCAATCAACCGGAACTATTTCTGGCAGAGCCTTCGATAAAAGTCTTCTAAATACAGTAACCCCTCTTATCATCGCATTAGGATAATAAAATGGCAGCAATTGCACTCAATACATATAAAACAGTAAGATCAGATGTCACAACTGGTATAACAACAGTTTATACTGCTCCAGTTGGTGTTGCTAGTATCATTCTTTATTCTCAAGTTGCGAATGTATCTGCAGGAATTGTGACGTTAACTGCATATCATGGTAGAGGTGGAAATCCTGTGGAACTTTTTAATGATTTTGAAATACCTGCGAACGATTCTTTAAATCTTGTTGATGGAAGACTGGTTCTAGAAGGTGGAGATACTTTTGAATTAGAAGGATCATCAAATGGTACTATGAGAGCTGTTTTAAGTATTCTAGAATCTGCAAAATAATCAAATGGCAAGACTAAAAAGCGGAAAAGTTTTAAATTCTGATGGGAATTTTATAACTTTAGAAGAAACACAAAGATGGCTTAACAACCCAAGTTTAAATGGTCAGGTATTATCATCAGATACTGCTGGTAATCGTTTTTGGATTAACCCACCAGCAGGAGCTCAAGGTGGTCCAGGTGCTCAGGGTTCTACAGGTTCAACTGGTCCTCAAGGTCTTCAAGGACCTCAGGGGCAAGATGGACCTCAAGGTTTTCAAGGTGTTTCTGGAATAAGTGGAAGTCAAGGATTCCAAGGTGTTCAAGGTTCTCAAGGTGCTGCTGGAACATCAGTAATCATTATTGGATCAGTTCCTGATGTTTATGTAAATCCACCCAACGATCCTCAAATAACATTAAATGCAGCATTTCCTTCTGCAGTTACTTCAAATGCTGCAATTGATCAAGGATTGGGTGAATTGTGGGTTTATGATGGAGCAACTTGGAATAATGTCGGACAAATTGTAGGCCCTACAGGACCTCAAGGAAATCAAGGAAATCAAGGATATCAGGGTACACAAGGATCTGTAGGACCTCAAGGTAATGTAGGTGCTCAAGGATTACAGGGGGTTCAAGGTTCTACAGGTTTCCAAGGTATATCTGGTGGAGCTGGATTTCAGGGAAATCAGGGTGAACAGGGTTCTGTTGGATCACAAGGAGTTCAAGGTGCTCAGGGATCTCAAGGTCGTCAAGGTGTTCAGGGATCAGTTGGTGCCACAGGTCCAACGGGTCCTCAAGGGGTCCAAGGTTCTACAGGGTTAAGAGGTTTTCAAGGTTACCAAGGTCGTCAAGGGGCTCAGGGATCACAAGGTTTTCAAGGTTCTCAAGGTAATGATGGAACATCAGTAAGTATTATTGGCGCAGTTCCTGATGTCAATGTAAATCCACCAAATAATCCACAAACAACATTAAATACTGCTTTCCCATCAGCTACTGTAGGAAATGGCGTAATTGATGATGCTACTGGTGATTTATGGGTTCTTAATTCACAATGGAATAATGTTGGCCAAATTGTAGGTCCACAAGGTTCACAGGGTATTCAAGGTGTTCAAGGTTCACAAGGAAATCAAGGAATACAAGGATCTCTAGGATCTCAAGGAGTTCCTGGAATACAAGGTAGTGTTGGTGCACAAGGAGCACAAGGTTCTACCGGTACACAAGGACCACAAGGTTTCCAAGGAGTACAAGGTGCTCAGGGAGCGGGAGTACAAGGTGCAACTGGAGCAACTGGACCACAAGGTTTTCAAGGTTCTACAGGTGATGTTGGGGCAACTGGGCCCACTGGAGCAACTGGACCACAAGGTGTTCAAGGTTCTACGGGTACTGGCGGAGCAACTGGGTCCACTGGACCAGCAGGACCACAAGGTTTCCAAGGAGTTCAAGGTGCTCAGGGATCACAAGGTCGTCAAGGTCGTCAAGGTTCTACAGGTACTGGTGGAGCAACAGGTCCAACTGGTGCTCAGGGATCTCAAGGTCGTCAAGGATCTCAAGGTCGTCAAGGATCTCAAGGTCGTCAAGGATCTCAAGGTCGTCAAGGATCACAGGGACAAGGTGGTACATCAGTCACCATTGTAGGATCAGTTCCATCCGTAACAACATCAAGTCCAAACACAACACTAACTTCTGATGACACTGGATTTTCTTGGTACCCTCCATCAACTGGTAATGGTGTAATTGCAACAGATACTGGTGATTTATGGGTCTACGATGGATCTGATTGGAATAATGTAGGTCAAATTGTAGGTCCCCAAGGTTTCCAAGGAGTTCAAGGTGCTCAGGGATCACAAGGTCGTCAAGGTTCTACAGGTACTGGTGGATCAACTGGACCAACTGGACCAACTGGTGCTCAGGGATCTCAAGGTCGTCAAGGATCTCAAGGTCGTCAAGGTTCTGCAGGTCTAACAGGTTCTACAGGTTCAACCGGTCCAACGGGTCCTCAAGGTTTACAAGGTCGTCAAGGATCTCAAGGTCGTCAAGGTTCTACAGGTTCTACAGGTTCTACAGGTTCAACCGGTCCAACAGGTCCTCAAGGTAACCAAGGTCGTCAAGGATCTCAAGGTCGTCAAGGTTCTACAGGTCCAACAGGTCCAACAGGTCCTCAGGGCAACCAAGGAAGACAAGGTTCTCAAGGTCGTCAAGGTGCTGTAGGTGCTCAAGGTTCTACAGGTCCAACAGGTCCAACAGGTCCTCAGGGCAACCAAGGAAGACAAGGTTCTCAAGGTCGTCAAGGTTCTACAGGTCCAGCTGGACCTTCTAATGTAATATCTGCATCGGCCACTACTACTAATTCAACATTTTATCCAGTATTTGTTGCTGGAACTGGTAATCGAACACCAAGTATTAGAACGTCTTCTGTTGCATTAAGTTTTAATGCTTCCTCTGGAACTTTATCAGCAACTAATTTTAATTCTGGTTCTGATGAGAGACTTAAAGAAAATGTGGAAACTATTAATAATGCACTTTCTACAATAGAAAAAATACGTGGTGTTAAATTTAGTTGGAAGTCAAGTGGTAATCAATCAATTGGTGTAATTGCACAAGAAATTGAAGAAATTTTACCAGAACTTGTTGAAGGTGATGATAATAAAACTGTAAACTATAGTGGAATTATTGGTGTTCTTGTTGAAGCTGTGAAGGAACTTTCTACAAGAGTAGAGGAATTAGAAAATGATAAATAATAACAGTATAACGTACCGAGTGGAGACGCGACGATGGTAAGAGACAACTTTTCATTGACATGGGAGGGTGACTAATGGCTATTCAGATTTCAGGAACTACTGTTATTGACAACAGTAGGAATATCACTAATTTTGAATCTGTTTCTGGTAATGGAGTAGCTACTCAGGCAGAGGCCGAAGCAGGTACAAATAATGATCAAGTAATGACCCCATTAAGGGTCACACAAGCAATCGCAGCTGCAGGAGGCGGTATGGTAGACGACGACATTAACTGGTCAGGGTGCAATGTAGGATGTGCCGTCAGAGGTGGCGGTAATGTATTCCGTAAAACTACAGGACTCATTTGGATTGTAGCACCATCAACAACACAAGTAGGTTCCACATGGCCTATGGGTTATTGTAATGGTGAGGGTGGTGCTACTCCAAATCAAGCCCAAAGAATCACTGGTCGTTCCGGGTGGTTTATTCCTGATCTAGGAATGCTTCAATGTGGTTATGCATGTAGAACTTATTGGGACAGTTACTCCACGACCAGCTACTGGAGTTCTACTGAGTTCACTACCAGCACTGCGTACGTTGTGTTCTTTAATAGTGGCGGCGCGCTCGGCGGCAATAAGAGCGGCATCCGCTGTGTTCGTCCGTTTCGGGTCGTGTGCTATTGAACTTTGTACTTTGATTTTTGTATTTTGTAACGAGATTTTTTATGGTAGAAGAATTGAAAATATATAAAGATACAAGTGAATTAGTTAAAAGAGTTTTTATAATAGTTAAAAATTTTCCTAGAGATTATAAGTATACTATTGGATCTAGAATTCAAAATACTGCATTAGATTGTGTTGAGTTGATTTATAAAGCATCTAGACATAAACAAAAGGAAAAAGACTTAGATGAGTTAGTATCTTCTTTAGATTTTTTATCTTATTTAATTAGAATTTCTAAAGATATGAATATCATTACTGAAAAACAATATGCTCTTTATATTGAAAGAAGTGTTCCTTGTGTAAAACAAGCATCAGGATGGTTGAGGTCTGCTAAATAGTTGAGTCATTCATAATGAGCAGAATATTATTTCATCAAGAAATAGTAGTGTACTCAACTCACGCGATTTTCATACCTTAATCGGGTAAAAGTTTTAAATTATATTTAAAACACTTTCTTCTAAAGAGAAACATGTGAATGAAAATCAAATTGATGTTCCACGAACAACTACTGGAGTTCTACTGAGAACAATACCAACAATGCGTACAATGTGAACTTTAATAATGGCAACACGAACAACAACAATAAGAACAACATCAACTGTGTTCGTCCGTTTCGGGAGTGAGAAGTTATGAATGACATCACATTTGAAGAAGTTGTAACAGCATATTACGACTGCAGAAGAAATAAAAGAAATACATCACAACAATTAGAATTTGAGTTTCATCTAGAAAAAAATCTCTGGAAACTTTATGAAGAACTAAATCAAGAAATTTTTATTCCAGAAGCACATAATTTTTTCATCATAACACATCCCAAACCAAGAGAAGTTTGGTGCTCAAATTTTAGAGATAGAATAGTTCATCATTTAATTTATAATAGAACAAATTATATTGAGAGTGACTATATTGATAATACTTTTGCATGTTTAAGAGGAAAAGGAACTTTAAGATGTGCTCAAAAAGTACAAAAAACTATGAGATCTTTATGGAAAGATAAAGATAATTACAAATTTCTTCATGTTGACATTGCAAACTTTTTTGTTTCCATTGATAGAGAAATTATTAAGAAGCAATTATATCCAAAAATAGAAAATGAAACTACAATAAAGTTAATAGAAATATTTTTAAATCAAAGTCCCACAGAAAACTATTATTATACTGGTGATCCAAAACTTAAAGAATTAATACCTGATAGAAAATCATTATTTGGGAAATCTACTGGTCTTACTATTGGAAATTTGACATCTCAAATTTTTGCCAATCATTACTTAAATGAATTTGACTGGTACTGTAAAGAAAATATATCTCAATATTACTTTAGGTATATGGATGATTTATTATTTTTTATTCATAAAGATCAAAAAATATATCAAATTATTGATGATATTAATGATTATTTGGCAACTTTAAATATGACTTTAAATTCATCAAAAACAAAACATAATAAACTTGAGCATGGTGTGAATTTTGTTGGATACTTTATTAGACCTTTCTGCAAATATGTAAGAAATTCAACTAAACAGAGAGCAAAATTGGCAACAGAATGGCAATCAATTAATTCATATTATGGACTCATGAGACAAGCAAACTGTTATAATTTAAGAAAAAAGATTGCTATTCAAAACAATATAAATATGATAAAATATGAAAAACTGAATCAATTAATATGAACTTGATAAGCATTTATTCAACTCCAATTTGGCAAACAGAATATCCAGAATTTGAAGAAAATAAGACACAATTTATTCAAGCAATAAGAGACTTAAAAGAAAAAAGTCCAGAAGGAATTAATAAATCAAATCTTTTTGGATATCATTCTTCTGAAAGAATTCATGAAGAAGAACCAAGAATTCATCCATTACTTCAATATGTTGGAGAAACGGTAGTTAAGGCAGCAGAAGATCTTGGTTTTATTTCAGTTGATGTTGCATTGACTTCTGTTTGGTTTAATATTAATGATAGTCGTCAGTGTATGAATGCAGAACATACTCATGGAGATACATTTTCTGGAGTATTTTATCTCAAAGCACCAGAAGGTAGTGGTAAATTAGTTTTGCAAAATCCAGGAATTAACAGATTGTGGCAAGGACTTTCTTTGGTTGAAAAGAAAAATCAATTTACTGGAGAAAAGATTAGTATTGCTCCAGTAGAAGGTAATATTGTAATATTCCCTTCATATCTTCCTCATTGGGTAGAACCTAATGATCATGATGATGAAAGAATTTCAATTTCTTTCAATGCAATTTGCTTACCTGAAGGTTCACTTGGAGTTCCTCAACAAAATGCAGAATAAGCAATATTATTTTATCTCTGGACTTCCAAGATCAGGTTCTACACTACTTTCTGGAATATTAAAACAAAATCCAGAGTTTTATGCAGATATAACTTCGCCAGTATCTGGAATTATTCAAAGCACAATTAATGGAATTACTGGAAGTGAAAATAATCATAATGTCAATGAAGAAAGAAGAAAATCTGTTATTCATGGAATCTTTGATGGTTATTACTCATCCATAGAAAACCCAGTAATTTTTGATACTTCAAGAGGATGGACAAGTCAAACACCAACACTTAAAGCACTTTTTCCTTACACCAAAATCTTATGTTGTGTAAGAGATATTGGATGGATTTTGGATTCCTTTGAAAGAATTTCTGCAAAAAATCCATTTCATACAAATACATTAATTGCACAAGAACACAATACAAATGTCTTTTCAAGATGTGATGCAATGATGAGTAAAGAAGGTGGAATAGTCATGAGTGTCTGGGCACTACTTCATGAAGGTTATGCAATGAATCCGAATATGATTAAGTTGATTGAATATGAGGACTTGTGTAAGACTCCAGAGAAAACTATAAGATCAATTTACAAATTCATTGATAAACCATACTATGATCATGATTTTGATAATGTAGAATACTCAAATGAAAATTTTGATTTATCATGCAATCTAAAAGACCTACACACAGTAAAGAGAAAAGTAGAGTGGATTGAGAGAAAATCTATTTTACCTCAAGATGTTTGGGAAAAGTATTCTAATATGGAATTCTGGAGACAAACAAACAAAAAACCTACATTAGATTATAACTGACATGAACATTTTAGGACTTTATGGTGGATTTGATTGGGATGCAAATAAATCCTTTGATGAATATCAAGATCTAACATGGACACATGATTCAGGAGCAACACTAATTTCTAATGAAAATCATGTTACAAGTATTTCACAAGAAAGACTTACCAGAATTAAATACGATGGAAACTTTCCACAGAATTCAGTAGATTATTGTTTATCAGCCGGAAATTTATCTTATGAAGATATTGATTTAGTTTGTGTTCCTTCAATGTGTCTTACTATTTGGTATAAACAATATTATGAGGGAACCATTCATACCAAATTAAATACATTATTTCCCAATGCAAAACTAAAGTTTGTTTCTCATCACTTAAGTCATGCAGCATCTGCAGTATTCTCATCAGATTTTAATGAGGGTTCTTTTTTAGTTCTTGATGGTGCTGGTTCACTTTTATATGCTCATAATTACCAAGATGTAAAGCATGTTGAGACTAATTCAATAGGATATTTTAATAAAGAAAAAGGAATTTTTAGATTCTTTCCAGGTCTTCCAAATGTCAATGAATTTGGTTCTTATTATCACTCATTGTCCCACAAAATCTATTGTGAAAAAATACAAAGACAAATTAATGGTCATGATGAAAAATATAGAGAATCTTGGGATGGTAAAATCATGGGACTTTCTGCATATGGAAGTCATTTAAACTTTACAGAAGAACTCAAAGACTATCAACTCTCAAAAGATCTTGTTTATGAAGATGTTCCTTATGTGACTTTTGATAGTAGACCCTATAAAGAAAATCATACCTTTAAAAATCCAGATGAAAAAGCATATATTCTCCAAAGAAATTTTGAATGTGCTTTGATTGATTATGTAACCGAACTGAAAGAAAAATCATATCTTGATGATTATATTTGTCTTGCTGGTGGTTCTTTCCTAAATGTTCTTGGGAATAGTCTTTTAAAACAAAGTGGTTTATTTGAAGATATTCATGTTCCACCATATCCAAATGATGTAGGACTACATTTTGGTGCTGCTTGTTTTGGCGCATTCCAAAATAAAGAAGAAATTAATCTTCCAAATAATATTGCACTTCTTGGGAAAGAATATACACAAGACACTATTGAACAACAATTAATAAGAGGTGATCTGAACTATCAGAAGTATGAAAGCTTTGAAGAACTTTGTGATTTTACTGCAAAGGAACTCAATAAAAACAAAATTATTGGCTGGTTCCAGAATAGAAGTGAATTTGGTCCAAGAGCATTAGGATCTAGATCACTTCTAATGCATCCTGGTCCAGCAAAAAATAAGGACATCATGAACTCTAGAGTGAAACATAGAGAATACTGGAGACCTTTTGCTGGTATTATTCTTGAAGAACATCTTAATGATTACTTTGAAGAAGATTTCTGTTCTCCTTATATGTTGTATTCACTTACAGTAAAAGAAGAAAAGAGAGGTGAGATTGCTGCCATTACTCATGTAGATAATACCTGTAGAATTCAAACAGTTACCAAAGAACTTCAACCAGAAGTTACTACATTGATTCAAAAGTTTAAAGAAGTTTCTGGTATTCCTGTAGTTCTTAACACTTCATTTAATGATAACGGAGAACCTATCGTAGAAACACCAGAAGATGCGATCAAGGCATTTAATAATCTTGATATTGATTACTTGGTCATTGGAAACTATATTGTCAAAAAAAATGAGGTTGTATATTCATGAAACCAATACATGTATTTTTAAGACACTGCTATTATTCCAAACTTCAAGAACTTCCAACAAGGAACAGACCAGTTTGGTTCAACAAAGAAAAGGTATTTGAGAACTTTAAGAACACAATAGATCCAGAACTTGCTGATTATACTATTGTGTATGATGAACACTTTGGTACTGTTGAAGATACTTTTCTTAAAGATGAAAAGAATGTAGAAATTATCAACTGTGGAAAAGAGACTACAAGTTTCTTAAAGACACTGGATATTGTTCAATCTAAAAAATTTAATGATAATAAGATTATATATTTTTTAGAAGACGATTATCTACATCGTCCAAACTGGTGTAGTGTAATTCTTGAAGGATTAAATGTTAAACAATTTGATATCAGTTATATTAGTCTAACTGACTTTGATTTTCTTTATGGTTTTGAGGAATACAATAAACTCTTACATACTAAAACCACTCATTGGAAGTCTTCTAGTGGAACAACAAATACTTTTGCAACTAGATATAAGACACTAAAGGAAGATTTGGATGTTCATAAGCATTATTCATTGAATCCTTATATTCCAGAATTGGACGGACAAAAAATGATTGATCATGAGTTTTCAATTGATTTTGATAAGTTTGTTCAATTATTGGCAGAAAGAGATAGATTATTAATTTCTCCCATTCCGGGATATGCAACTCATTGTCAATATGGTAAAGAAATTGCAGATCACTTGTCTCCATGTATCAGGTGGGAAGACTATCTAAATATTCCCAAATCAAATAATACTTTATTATATTCATGAGTACTGTAATTGTTATTAGTGGTGGAGTCGGGAGAGCAATAGCAGCAATACCAGCACTTCTAAAATATCATAAAAATCATCTAGATGAAGAGTGGTATGTGATGGTTCATGGTTGGGATTTTATGTTCTGGGGATTTCCAGAACTTCAGGAAAGAACATTTAATCCTGATGATAAGTCGGTGTTTAAAAATTACTTTTGGAATGCTACTAAAGTTCTCTCACCAGAACCATATTGTCTTCCTGCATACTATAGGAATGAGATCTCATTAAGAGAAGCATTTGATATTCAAATTAATGGTTCCACTGATGAAGATTTACCAGAGATGCAATTAAAACTCTCTATGACTGAAATTAGAAATGGTCATAGAGTCATTGCAGAAGCAAAGAACCAACAAAAGAAAAATAAAACCATAGTAATTCAACCTTATGGAAGTGCGGCACTCATGTGTCCATTAGAAATCTATGACGAAACTTTAAGATCCATTCCACAAAAAATGTATCTTACTCTGGTCAAAAAACTATCAAAAGATTATAATATCATCTATATGGGTGCAAAGGAGTTTTATGATGGAAAAACATATAAACCAGATCCAGATCCATCATTAAGAGACTGGGCAGGAGTGATTAAAGTGGCAGACTATTTTATTGGGTGTGACAGTTGTGGACAACACTTTGCAAAGGCAGTAGGTCAAAATGCCTCTGTAATGGTTGCAGGAACCCATAAGAACAACACCACATACCCTGATACATTTCATATCATTGAGAGGGATCATAAGTTTCACCCAGATGCTATGAGAGTTTCACAAATTCAAGGACAACTTTCTACAAGATTGAATGAAGAAAGGTATATGTTCACTGATGAAGAGATTGAGAGCGCCTATCAAACTATTATTCAAAGGATTGAAGGTGAAAAGAAAGTTGAGATTAATGAGATTGAAGAATGGAAAACCAATTTGAATCCTCCTAGTCCTGGGAGGATTCAGTTAGATCAACAAAATTTACTTTATGACTAATTATGAGTAGTGAAATTTGCAAATATTCAAATTCTAATTGGATCATAGAAACTCAATATGATCAACTGGATCTATTAAAAGGTTTTTTGGATTCAAATGAAGGTGTTTCTTATAAAAAAGGATTAAGTACATCGGGTAATGCGGATCAACATTGGTTTCTTGGGAGGGGTGCTAATTACTTAAAGAATAAAACTTTTATAAAAATACACAAATCAATATCTAAAATAATATCTAAAGAACTAAATGATCATTCTCTTTTAGATGTTGATATATTTTTGAAACCAACTAATTCTTGGGAAGTTACTGGTAAAAAAGGAGGTTTTCATACAATTCATGAGCATTCATCTTCCCATGAAGTGATTTGCACAGTAATATACACACAAGTTCCTGAAACGATAACTGATACAAATATTGAAGGTCATGTTTATTTTGTAATGTCTGCCGATAGGAAATCGGAATTTTACTCATCCGTTCCAAAAGCAGTAAATATTAAACCAGAACTTGGTAAAATGATTATATTTCCTTCTCATATGTTACATGGGGTTTATCCATATCCAGAAGGAAATCGTCAATCTTTTAATATGGATTTTTTTATGATACCTTTGGATCAAATGCAAAATAAAACCTCATTGAGTTATGATTAAAGTTCCTATTTCAGTTGGAGAATTGTTGGACAAAATCACAATACTCCAAATCAAATCAGAAAAAACAAATAATCAATTTGTTCATAAAGAACTTAAAGAACTCATACAGACTGCAAAATCTACTAATGTTTATAATGAGGAATATCTCAATCAACTAAAAGATGTAAATTCTACATTATGGGTTGTTGAAGATGACTTAAGAGTTCTTGAGAAACAACAAAGATTTGATGATCACTTTATTCAACTTGCAAGGTTGGTTTACACTACCAATGACGAGAGGTCTTTCATCAAAAGAGAAATAAATAAAAGATATAATTCCACTTATCAAGAAGTGAAACTATATACAAATAAATAATCCAACAAGTACATTATAAAAATGGCAGTAACAAGATTAGTTCCAGAAGATCCATATAGTCCACCAAATATTCCTGTGGATGATATGAACAACACTCCATATGTTTATCAAAATAGATATTATCCAATAATGCCTCTTCCTTGGTATCCTATAGATTCTGGTGATACTAAAGATAGATTTGATTTGAGAGTTCTCCCTGATAGTAATCTTGCAGAACTTGGATGGACTCCTGCGCCAGCACAACCATCCTTTGATCCAGAAACTGAAATGTGTCAGTGGGATGATGAGACCGGTAACTGGACAGTATCTACAATTCCAGCAGAACCAGCAGAATAATTGAATGACTTTTGAGATTATAGATAATGTTCTCACTGAAGATGAATTGATCCCGATCAGGAACGTCATATTTAATACATCATTTCCTTGGAATTTTACTCCAGTGGTATCATCATTAAATGATAGTGATGATACTATCATGGGATCTTATTATTTTACTCATACTTTTTATAATAAATTTCATGCTGATGAATTTTGTCCTGTTTTTGCTCCAGTCTTAAATAAGATTGGTGTGAAGGCATTGATAAGAGTCAAAGGAAATTTATATACGTCTACAGAAAAACTGATTCATCACAATAATCATTGTGATTTTCCTTTTGAACATCGCGGTGCTATTTTTTATCTGAATACTAATGATGGATTAACTGTTCTTGAAGATGGTACCGAAGTTCAATCCGTAGAGAATAGATTATTACTTTTTGACCCATCTAAATCTCATCATAGTACAACTTGTACGGATAGTCAGTGTAGAATAAATGTAAACTTCAATTTCTTTTAAAAATATGGAAAAACTGAATAAGAATGATATTGTATCTCCAGTCAATTATGATGTGAATGATTTTCCTTTTCTAACTTATGAGCAACTTTTAGTTTTAAGACTTGAAGTTGCAGAAAGACTCACAAAACAGATGAGTGAAGAGGAAAAGTTTGAATTTGTTAAGGAAAGTACTTATCACAGTCTACCATTACAGCATATTGAGATTCAAGCATTATTAATTAAATGTGGTGTTGGTGATTTACTTGATCAAGTATTGAAAGAAATTCTTGGAGAAGATTACAAACAAACTGCAAAGAAGACTTCTGAGCTCAGAAAAGAGAATGGTCTTCCACCACCATAGGTACACTTCTTAAAGTGTCACAGAACCCCTCTGGAAACCCTCCAGAGGGGTTATTATATCTGGAGACCCACAGATACCATGAGACTTACAGGAACAGAAAAACTATTGTTCATCTCTTCCTTTCTTATCTTTCTTCAATGGGGCGTAAGACTTACAGAGAGGTTAGTGTATGCACTCTATTGAAGTCCTGGGTATACAAGAACACTCTAACACCTCTGAGACCCTCTCTAGACAGTTGTTTCATTGGTTTATGATGGAATACCTACCTGATAGGAGTATTGACCTTACACTGGTTCATATGGACTTAACTGATGAAGGGGTTTGTGGGTGGATGATGAGGGAGAGTGATTATGAGTTTATTATTCAAATAGAGGAGACTCTTGAGGGTAATGAATATACCAGAACTCTTCTTCATGAGTATTATCACCTCATGCAACATGTTCTGAATATTTCCAGGTGTGAGACCTGTGCATATCTCAGTGAAAAGATAAACCTTGACAAGTTGAACAAACTCCAGTAGGATAGGCTTGTCCGGGTTGATAAGGAATTTAACTTTAAGTAACTATGAAGACAAAATTTGTTACAGTTCAACCTAAGTCCAATAAAGCAAGGAACCGATTTGCAAACATGATGGATGGTCTTCACTCTTGTAAAGTTCAACAAGAAGATGATGGTCGAATGTTTCTTGAATCAATCACTGGAAGGTATTTCTTTTGGATGAGTAAGTTCAATGACCCAAACTGGACAATCATTAAATAAACACAATTACTAAAAGTAGAATGAACTCTTCTGAAAAACATGACAAAAGAAAAGATGCACTTGGTCTTTTCGTTGAATCAGTAATTAAACCAGACTCACAACTTCGGAAATGTGCTCACAATCAAGGATGTTATAATGAACTAATGGAATGGAGACAGGATATTTTGGAATACCTATCAAATAGAAGAAAAGAAGAGTTTGAGGGTTAAATAGACATAACCAGGAAAGATTGTTCATGTTGTCAACACAGTATCGATTAAAACTTGAATTTATTTGTAAATGTATTGCCAATGGTGAAGAAGTCAAACTGGATGATATGGTCTGGGCACAGAAACTTGCTAAGGCAAATACATCAGCCAATGAGATGTTAAAGATGGCAAGACGCCAACACTCTCAAAACATTGAAGAAGGTAGTATGGACGACTTTATGAACCGTATGGGACTAGGAGATCCCGACCCATCTAATCATAGGACAGGATTTGATAGTGCTGATGACATTAAAGATTGGTTTAAGAGGGATGATATTTCTGATTGGCGCCAGAGGGATTAGTTTTAATATATCTAAATTAAAATTTAATGAGAATTGTTAAATAAGACAACTGTTATTATATCAATGACTACATCAAACAGAAGAAAGAAAAGAGACGATGAAGGTAAATTTTTCTTATATGTCGCATTCCATTCTGCATTTGTTGCCCTAGCTAATTTTTTTAATGATGACTGATCTTTTTACAATTTCTAACGTAGAAGCTCCCTCTGGTGTCGAATATGATAAGTGGGGGTTTACAATTAAACCTACTATCACCGATACAGAATTAATCTTGATGTGTTTAAGAAATGCTCCCTGTGGAGCAGATAAAAAACAGGTAGAAAGATTAGTTAAATACTACGAACAAAATCCTGATTAACTATGTCTAAAGAACAATGGCAAGAAGTCATTCTATGTGTCAAGAAAGAACAGGACAAATCTCTTCAACACATGAACAAACCAAAGTATAAAGAACTGAGTGAAATCTTAGTTCAGCTACAAAAACTACAAAATACCTAATATGTCTAAAACTGCAGTCATTTATACAAATGGAAGTCAAGAATGTGAGAGAATGAGCTCTCTTCTCACTGCACTTCCAGAGGTGTCTGAATTTTTACAATACAGATTAGGTGAACATTTCACAGAGAAATCTTTTTCTGATGAATTTGGTGATGAAGCAACATTTCCACAAGTTGCAATTGGAAATGAACATATTGGGAGTATGAAAGAAACTCTCCAATTCTTATCAAGTGAGGGTTATTATGATTAGTACAGAAACTAAAGAAGTTGTTGTACCTGAGGGTGCAGAATTGATTGATGATGTATTTTATATCTGGAAGACCAAATATGGTTTGTATTCATCAATGACCAAACAAGGTAGACAGATGATGACAGGATTACATAAGAGTGATGTGACTAGTATGACAAGAGCTCATCTCATGTATGAACAGGATGGAACACTTGACCAACACTCAAGAGTTGTTGCTGGTGCCACTATGGGAGTCAAACTGTAACAGTTTACAGTTATTGATTAAAGTTGTATAATTATTACATTGAGGAAAAACTTGAATGAAACTACTTACACTTGAAGACTACCAAAAGGCAGGAGAAACTTTCTGGCCAAAATATTTTTATGTGGCAAAAGAACTTGGTGAAGGTTCTAAACCAGAAGATATTCTAAAAGTTATGGAAGCTGTTGGTGGTGTAGCACTCAAGTTGAAATTGGAAGAGGACAAGTCCGGTCCTTTTGGTTTCAACAAAAAGAAAGAGGAAGAAGATGAAGTCATCTGACATACAATTAACAAAAGTTTCAAAGAATTTTGAATTTGAGAAACTCTCTAGAGAAATTGATACAGTTAATGATATCAATACTCTCAAAGAGATGTTAAAATGTTATGTTAAACTTTATCTAAAACAACAAGAAACTGTACAAGCCATTGGTTTAATAGAAATTGAACCTCCAAGAAAAGAAGGTGAGATTCGTACTGGAGATAAAGTTATTTTTGTTGGTGGAACAAAAGAACAAAGAAATTGGGGAGGTTGTGACCCTGCACATCATTTAAATGAAGGTGTAACATATACTGTCACAAATGTGGAAGTTAAATCACAACACACTAGAATAGAGTTGAAAGGTCTTCAGGGATGCTTTAATTCAGTTTTATTTCGAGTAGATGATGAGTGACAATTATTGGAAAGAAAGATTCTTCTCACTTAAAAGATGGGTAGAACAACAACCTAACATTTCAGAGGCAGCTGAAAAAGATTGGGAAGATTTTTGGTATAATAGTATTACAGTACCCACACTAGAAGAAGTGTGGAATGAAGTGGAGGAAATTGAACCTCTTACACCTAAAATTAAAGGAGATACAAATGGCATTGAGTGACAGTGTAAATGAAAGTTTGGATGATGCAACATCAAGTCTAAGGAATGCCCTTGCATTTGCTGCTCGTAGTGAAAAACCATTCATCTGTAAAGAGATTGCAAATCTCATTCATAAGATTGAAAGTGTAAAACAATCAGAGAAAGTTCTTGACATGTTGGAGACCCGTAAAAAAGGTGATAATGGTCTATTTGGTTCCTTCTTTGATGGAGATGAATAAATATCAAAACAACCTGAAAACAATCTAAAGAAGGGAAAGTTTCCAGGTTTTCTGGTCTAAACTATTGGTGTTTCAACACATACTCCCATGACTCTTCAAAACAAAAATTCAAAACTAACTCAAAATGAACTTGATAGTATTGAAATTGCTGTAAAAGAGACAGGAATCAGGGCAATTCACCCTGAAAGAATGGAAGCTTATGCTGATAGTCTAGTAGAACGACTCAAAAATATCTCTAACGAAAATAAATAATAAGAAAACTGACAACCCATATGGAAAAAACTATCGAGGATCATATTAATAAGGATAAAAATATCCTTGATGATCCCACTATCTCACCTCAACAACGTCGTCACATTGAGTCTGAACTTCATGATCTTGAAGAGTATCATGAACACAATCCAGAAGATCATCATGATCCCACTCCACTAGAAATGTATTGTGATGCGAATCCTTCTGAACCAGAATGTTTGGTCTATGAAGACTGAACCAATTAAATAAGTGCCACAAGGAGGGTTGAAAGACCCTCTTTTTTATTGTATTATTGTTAGTAACCTCCAAAGTGTCCCAGTAGTGAATCCACACCACATTATGACTCTCAACACGCATTTGAACCACCCAGAAGATATGATCCTCACTGGTGACTTGGGTGTCATTAATGCACTTTATGGTGATGCATTCGTCAGCGTAAAAATAGATGGAAGCCCGGCTGTGGTTTGGGGCACTCACCCTGAGAATGGTGAGTTTTTCGTTTCGACAAAAAGTGCCTTTAACAAGAAGAAAATCAAGGTCTGTTATACCAAGAAAGATGTCATCCAACACTTTGGTCATCAACCAAATGTTGAAACTATTCTTATCAATTGTTTGAAGTATCTTCCTCGGACTGAAGGTGTCTACCAAGGAGATTTTCTGGGGACAGGAGGTAATACATCATACAAACCTAACACTATCGAATATGTTTTTGATGAGATTGTAACTGAAAATATCATCATTGCTCCTCACACATATTACACTGGTGATTGTCCTCTCTATGAGATGGAGGCTCATGCACTGGAGGGTGACCTTTGTGAGACTAATGACTGTAAGTTTGTTCAACCCTTTGTTGACCGTGTAAACTGTAACATTACCGCTCCAGTCATTGATACTGACAAATACACATTCCTCACAGAGAAAGAGGCTTGTCAGGCAAAGGTTGCCATCAATGCTCTTATCAGGTCTGGACAGAAACTCCATGAGGTTGACCTGATTGACATCCTTGGTTCACTTCAACTTGCCAATCTTTACCTATTAGTTGTTGAGATGAAGGAAGAACTTATGGAAGACATGATTGTCTACAACTGCCCTAAGTCTTACATTGGTGGACTAAAGGTCAATCAAGAAGGATTTGTCATGTCCACAGAGTATGGTATGATTAAACTCGTAGACCGTGAACAGTTCAGCTACGCCAATTTCGCACAGGGTAGATTTCAATGAGTGATGAACAACTTCAACAAATGGAACCGGTAGAACTTGAACGGTTCTTGGAGGAATGTGCCGATAAGGCCAAAGAATATGGTGTCTCATTTGAATACTACATGGCGGAGTTCGCATGACTGAAACCCAAAAGATCACCAGTGCATTGTCACAAATTGACAATCTAACTATTCTTCTTGAGGATAATGAATGGAAAACCTTTCTTTATTCACATCTCATTCCACTCAAGTATGAGCTACAGAGACAACAAGGTCTCTTGACTAATCAGACTAATTCCACTAACATTGAAGAGTAATCAAACCAAACCAATGAAGACCCTGTTTATTGTTGACCACTTTGTCCCATTCCCACAATCAGAGTATGGTGGAGTTTGGAATGTTATTGCCGATGATGAAGATGAGTGTTTTGATTTGATTACATCTGAAGATGACAGTAATTATTTTGAGTATTATGGTGTTTTGAGAGAAAATATTAGTAAGGCATATAAATATACTATTACATCCGAGGCAGAACCAGGAATTGTTACCTCATTCCTTACTTAAACTCATATGTCAAACTATTCAACAGAGTCTCTTCTGATTGATCTTCAACGTACGATAAAACATCTTGAAGACAATATCAAAGAGAAGAACAAAGAGATTGAAAATCTTAAAGGTCTAATTTTCAAACTCCAAGACAACATTCAAAAAAGTGACTAACTAAATGATTGAACTTGAACTCCCCAATGATTTTATTCATGAAGCCCCAACAGGTTATTCATATTCAGTTAGTGAATTCAAAACCAATGTCTTATCAATTTGGTTAAATCATCACAAAGAATATATCTACACATCAGAACCTGTTAAGACTATCTGGGGGTTCGTGCGGTTCACAAAGAAAGGTCACAAATACTATTCACCAATCAACTCTAAAAAAGTTGGTAAGGAAATAGATATTGATGAAACACGCCCATTCACTTCAATGAGACTTCACCTCAATCCTCTAGAGGCGGCATTTTTCTGATGGAAACCCGTAAAGATCGTATGGCCTACCCATATATCCCACAGGTTGATGATTACGTCATCTGGAGACGTACTACTGGACAGATTGATAAAGGATGGGTATATTTTGTTGATAAGGAATATATTACTATTGAGACTGGTGTAAAGGATAAACCCAACTGTGAATATACAAGAGAAGAGAAACATAAGAAGATTCACACTTTGGTAGTATGTCATCCTTGTTTCTGGAATCAGTTAGAATATGTCAAGAACAGAAGAGGTGATGACTAACAATACTGAATTACTAACCAATTATTGTTAGTAACCTCTAAAGTGTCCCTGTAGTGTAACCAATCAATCATCATGACGACTCCAATCGTAACCCAACTCTCAGAAATTCGTGACCAAGTTCGTAAACAGGATTACAAATGGACTAACGACCAACGTCAACGTTATGCCACCCTTATCGATCAACGTCACGCACAAATTGCACAATGGCGTGAGGAAGGTCGTGTCTGGGTAGGCCCTTCTAACATTGGTAAGGATAAGCCACAGGAGCAAGAATCAGACGATTGATAAACTGTCTATTACCTCTTGACTTTCACCAAGTCAGGGGGTATTATTGTTAGTAACCTCTAAAGTGTCCCTTTAGTATGACCACCACCACACCTGAAATGATTACTCTTCGGCCTCACCAGCAACGTGGACTTGACGCACTTGAAAAATACTCCAAAGGACAATGCATTGTCCCGACTGGAGGCGGTAAGACTCTGATTGCAATCATGGATGCAAAGAGACAACTAGAGACTAAACCTTCTACCATTGTTGTTGTCTGTCCTCGTATTCTTCTTGCAGAACAACTCTGTAGTGAGTTTCTTGAGGTTATTGATACTTCTACTGTTCACACTATTCATGTTCACAGTGGTGAAACTACTCACTTTAGTTCCACCAGACCAAAAGATATTCACCTATTCACCAACGTAGCACGTAGTGAAGGTGAGAGTGTCCTTATTTTCACCACATATCACTCTCTACATCGCGTACAAGAGGCAGACATTGAAGTCAATACCATTTACTTTGATGAGGCACACAACAGTGTTCAACGCCACTTCTTCCCTCCTACAGAGTTCTTCTCTAACGAAGCAGATCGTTCATACTTCTTTACTGCAACCCGTAAGACTTCTGTCACTATCAATAAGCCTGGTATGAATGATCGTGAGGTTTATGGTGACATTATTTGTCGTGTTTCTGCACCTGAACTTGTTCAAGGTGGATACATTGCTCCACCTAAAATTCATGTGAAAGAATTTGACGTTCATAACAATACCAAACTGATTACCTGTGACACTGATTGTGAACATCTCATCTCCACTGTTGATGAAGTTCAGATGAAGAAACTTCTGGTCTGTGTGAAGACTTCCAAACAACTGGTAAATGTCATCACTCATACCGATTTCACTACTCAGTTGTCTGATCGTGGTTATTCTTACCTTTATATTACCGCAAAAACTGGTGCAGTTGTTGATGGTAAGAAGGTCAATCGTGAGGAGTTCTTCAACGTCCTAAACACCTGGGGTAAAGATCCTGATAAAAAGTTCGTTGTTCTTCACCGTTCTATTCTGTCAGAGGGTATCTCTGTCAACCGTCTGGATTGTGTTATCTTCCTTCGTAATATGGACACCATTGAATTAACTCAGTCGATCGGTCGTGTTCTTCGTACCTGTCCTGATAAGGCCTTCGGTCTATGCGTCGTACCGATTTACAGCCGAGTGGGTATTGCCACAGAAAGAGCTCTTCAAAATGTTGTTGATGCCGTGTTTGAGAAGGGTGAGTTGTTAGATAGTGTAGTGCGGAAGTAATTATGGACATTAAAAGAGAACTGACTAATAGTTTATTACAGGCGTCATTGTGTAACACAAGAGAAGAAGCAAGAAATATTATCAGGAAGGCTGATCAGGCATCAATAAAGTTGTCAGGATTACCCTATGGATTCCCTATGAACATAAAAACAGATGAAACTAACTGAACACAGAAGTGATATCCTAGATGCCAAAGTTCGGGAACTAGGGTTCACTGTAGGTAAAGATGATGAGTATGCAGCCATACCTTTGACAGGTAGTGAGACCAAGTTGGTTATCATTCACAAGGGTAATATCCTGAAGACTTGTCGTAACCGAAAGGCAGCACTTACCTTTATCAAGAAACATAGTAAAACTAAATAAGACATAGGATAAAGAAAGAAGATGCAGACCTTTCAACAATTTCAAGAAAAATTGACAGAAGTCTATGACCCTGAAGTACAAGGAAGGTCACAGATTCGTAAGACGGGTGAAGGTGGAAGAGTAGGAAGAGACCGCAGAAAGAGTGAACCAGAACGCCGTAGAATGAAGGCCACTGGTGGTGGTAAGACTGCACCAGTTAGTTACAAGGACCGAAAGGACATTGGTGATCAGAAACAGGCAGCAAGTAGAGTTCAACAACCAACCAAAGAACGTGGCTCTGCAGAAGTCAAACAGTCATATGCTGATAAAGTCAAGGCAGAAAGAAAGGCCGCAGCATTGGCAAGACGCCAGGCCAAATCAGGTGGTGGAGAGGTAACTAAAACTAAAACATCTTCTAAAGACGCTGAGAAACAAGCATCCAAACTTCTGACCAAGAAGACACCATTGAAGAAAGTTGATCCTGATTATAAACCAGCCAAGGCGTCTGGACTTACTCGTAAAGAGAGAATGTCCCAGCAACGTAAGGGTGAGACCATGTTACGTGGTATATTTAAAGACCAAGAAACTGACAAATACCGCAAGGCAACGGGCAAGAATCCCGATGCCAAAGGTAGAACCAAGATTATGGGTAGAGTTCATGCAAGAATGAAATAAAAATATAATCAAAGTAACCAGTTTTTGAACTGTCACAAACCCTCTTGACTTTTTGTCAGAAGGGTTTTATAGTATGCATATGAACTACCAACAACTGACAGATACAATCTATCCAGACTTTGTTGAATACACTCTGGATAAACATTCAAAAGAAATAAAAGATTTGTACAGGGGTTTCATTGATGAATATCTCAATGAAAGTCTTGGTGAGTTGAATCCAAAGACACGTAATAAACTGACAAAAGAGTTACTTAATCGACTTATTAGTTGATATTATTGTTAGTAACCTCTAAAGTGTCCCTGTAGTGTAACCACACAAACAACTCATGACTTTCACCGCTCCACAATACAAAACTGAATTTCTGACTGAATCTCTTGTTGAACAACTAAACATCCGTTTTAAGGTTGATTCTGTTGAGTCTGGTCACAATCACACATATCTCTTCAAGTATGATGTGGCCAAGAAATACATCAAGGTCTGGCGTCATGATGTATACAATGGTGAGGTTCGTGAGGGTCGTTCAATCTTCCTCTTTGTTGATAAAGAGACTGGAGCTGTGTACAAACCTGCATCATGTAAGGCACCAGCCAAAGGTATCAGGTTCTACATTGATTTCCTGGTTGATCATCCTGAGCTTGTTGACCAATACGGTTCCTTCCTTTATCTTCGTTGATATTGTTAGTAACCTCTAAAGTGTCCCTGTAGTGTAACCACTCAATTATTATGACCACCACTTATCAACAATTTGTTGATGATCTTCATTCTATCCCTGATAAAGTTTTTATCGATTTTCTAATTGAATGTAAGAAAATTTATATGAGATATTCTGGAGTAGGACTTTATAATTTTGTCAAAGGTCATAAGGTTGAACATGAATTTGTGAAATATGTTAAATCATATATTGACTTGAGAGCCAGTAAAAAACAATCACCAGATGATCCCGATTGTGTTTATGGTGAGAATTATCTCCCAGATATTAAAACAAAGCAAGATGGTCTTAAGACAAAGAAAAATGGCGAATTTTATGCAAATCCATGGATCTTAAAGAATCCCTATTCAAATAAAGATGTTTTTACAACTAGGGCAGACTCATATATCTTAATTGATCCCACTTGTAGTAAAATTGCGGTCGTTGATTCAGAATATTTCTCTGGATGTTTTAATAATCAAAACTCAACTACTTGTTATTTCAATGTATGTCGAGATCAAGTTGACATGATTTTTGATGGTACCGGCAAAATTCCTTATGTCGAACCAATTGAACCCATCAGTGAGTATGATTTAATGGAGTCAATTCCATGAATGTTATTGTTAGTAACCTCTAAAGTGTCCCTGTAGTATAACCATCCAATCAAATGCCACTTTCTGAATCCACTGTCTCACGTATTGTCGATGCACTAAAAGATGACATCATCGAACACATTTATACAAATGAGAAATACAATGAGGTTATGCGTCAATGTATTGAAGAGGCATTAGATGCTAAAATGGGTGAGATGGATGAGGATCTATATTTTGACCTTGGTATGTGTTTATACGAACGAATTGAATTGAAATAAAGTTAGTAACCTCTAAACTGTCTCTATAGTATAACCACACGCCGAGCAATCAAATGAGCATCTATGTAAGATTCGATTCAGTTGAATGTGATGAGCCACAATTCATCGGTCCGTTTCAAACTGAAGAGGCTGCTGATGATTATGCAGACTATCAGAACACAGGTCTTTCACTAAATGGTGTTCCTGGTCATGTTGCATCCTATTCTGTATCTGGTTGTTGACATTATTGTTAGTAACCTCTAAACTGTCTCTATAGTATAACCACTCTCCCCCAACACCATGAGCAACAATATCAAACAAGAATCTGTTGATCTAATGGCAGAACAACTTTATCAACAGATGGTACAACATGTTGATAATGACAACTATGGTAATTCTGACGCCATCCATTCTGAATGGGTTGTTGATGGTCAAGATCCCGAAGATGGTGAATATGAGTTCATGTTCATTGACTATCTCTCACAAGTTTAATTTACATCACACACAAACTAAATCATGAAAAAGTTTCTCACCTCTGTTATTGCAGGCGCTTCTGTTATTTTCACACCAGGATCAGCCATTGCTGGTAACACTTATGAAGACCATGTAGATCTCTTTAATGCACTCAACGAAGTTGGTATTATTACTAGTATCAACTCTAAACTTCATTGTAGGTCTGGCGTAGATGGCAAGTATAATACAAGGTCAGGTATGTTGATCGTATGCCAAGACAATGGCGTTCCTGGTGGCCCTCAAGTAACCTGGACTTTAAATGACTTAGACACACTTAGACATGAATCTCATCATGTTGTTCAGGACTGTAATGAGGGAACAATTGCAGATGGGTTAACGGATAACCTTTTTTATGAAGAACAAGAGTTAATTGAATTTATCTCAAAGTCATCACTTACTACAGAGCAATTAAAAAATCTGATGGAGTCATTAAAAAATGATGGACTGAGTTACACCTCAATCATGATTGAAGTTGAGGCATACATTGTAGCAAAAGATATTGAGGCATCAAGTATTGCTAACAAAGTTAGGGAGTTCTGTTCCTGATGATTGATGGGCATATGTAACATGTTTTGGTGTGGTTACCTTGTTACATTGTAAGACCCATGTAGTAGAGGCATCAATCACATAATTGTGGTGGTTACAGTGATTGAGTAAGGCCTCATTGTTGGATAATAAAGTTAGTAACCTCTAAAGTGTCCCTATAGTATGACTAACACCAAAACCATGTTTCCACACCTCCACATTTCAGAGTCCAACCTTGGACCTCACACATCAACATTTTTCAAAGTATCATCACAACACAAAGATGAGTGGAGTAATGGTATTTTTCACAACTCACCTTATGGTATCTTTCATCTTCATTCTGAGAAAGGTGTTTATAAGTTAGAACTCACATCTGGTGGGTTAGGAACTCCCAAGTTCCGCAAGTGTAAGTGTCAAGACGAACTCACTGCACTCTCTAAGATTCGCAAATGGATGGATAAGTTCTGAATAGATTGTTAGTAACCTCTAAAGTGTCCCTGTAGTGTAACCGCAACAAGCATTATGACATTTCTCAACTGGGTTCAAGAATCAATTGGTTGTAAAGTAGAAGACGAAAAAACTGGAATGGTTCATACCATTACCGGTGGTAAGTTGTTAGCTGATTCACCTATGTGGCCTATGATTCAACTCACAGATGAGAATGGAGTTGTAAGATATGCAACTCTTGATAGGTTTGAAGAACTGATCTCTGTGGGATAAGTTTTGAATTGATAAGATAACACTTTCACCCTCTCTTTGAGAGGGTTTTTTTATGCGTAGAGACCATCACCCATCAGACAGAACAAACCTACTACTCAAGACCCCAGTGATACCAAGGGCTCTCACGATATCAAAAACTCTTTTTTCCATATCGGGGGTTTTCAGGTGTGATAGGTCGTTTGACCCGATAAAATTATGGAAAAATCAGTTTATGACACTAACTGGTTCAGGGTATTATTGTTAGTAACCTCTAAAGTGTCCCTATGGTATGAATACTTCTAATCCTTACATTGAAACGCTAACCCAAAAGGGATACTCTGTTAAAGAGTGTCAAACACCATCAAAGACTAAAAAGTCTTTCCCATGTGTGATTCATGGAAGAACATTCCAAACCGAAGAAGAGTACCACGAAGCTCTTCATGAGTTCCTGAATGGTAACTAACATTGTTAGTAACCTCCAAAGTGTCCCTGTAGTATGAGAACATCTTCAAACTAATGCGTTACACAAACCCCTCTGGTCAAGAGTACATTTTTCCTTATTCAATCTCCCGTGAAGAAGCACTACAACGTATGGAAGAATATGAAAAGAAAGTAGAACAAGATGAACGTTCTGGACAACAATTATTCGATGATATGTTCGGAGGTTGATTAACATTATGCAAGAGACTAAGTTTAT